TTTTATCTTTAATTGGTATCGAAGTGCCTCAAGATGGTATGAGTGGGCTTTTACCACCTGGAGAGTCTTTGTTCTAAAGTTTAGGGACTTAAACCCGATAAGTATATATAAGTTACATAGGAGGATTTATGAAACTTACATTAAAAGAACTATGGCCTGTAATATTAATCTATGCTGCATTAGCTATCATTAGCATGGAGGCAAGTGCAGAAAGTATAGAGTACAAGGACCTTCAGGTTATATTGGAAGTATCAAAAGAGTTTAAGCTTCAACCTGATAAATTATTACGTATAGCTTATGTAGAATCACGCTTCAATCATAATGCAATTAGACAAAATAAGAATGGTACTATTGATGTGGGTATGATGCAAATTAACTCAGTGCATTGGACTACTACGTGTAAAGCGTTTGACATTTTAAAACTTAAAGGTAATGTGCAGTGTGCTGCGAAATTGTTGTCTATGCATAAGTTAAAAGCTTCTACAGATATGTACTGGATAGGTAGATACTCTTCTAAGACTCCCAGTATTAAATTTAAGTACTATCAAAAACTACAAGCTGTACCTCCTATAAAAGTGGTATACAATGATTAAAGTTAAATTAAAACATGGAGTAGCTCTATTCGATGACTGTGATAAGAAGTTATTGGATACTTGGAAGATATTTTCTTGGGCTGATAATACAAATAAAACTATAAAACCTTATGTAAAAACTTGGGTATATATAGGAAACAAAAAAAATAAGGTAATGTATTTCCATAGAATACTAATAAATGCCAAGAATGGAGAAATGGTTGACCACATCAATGGAAATGGGTTAGACAATAGAAGAAACAATTTGAGAATAGTTAATGCATCTCAGAATGGTATGAATAAAAAATCTAAACTGGGAGTTAGTGGATTTACTGGAGTAACATTTTGTAAGTGTACTAATCGCTGGAGGGCTTGGATTGAAGCCTATGGATACAAATTATGTATGGGTAGATATAAAACAAAAGAAGAGGCTGCTGAAGCTAGACATTTTGCTGAAGCGTTTCTTCATGGAGAATACAGTTATGGGCAAAAATAAATACGAAGATATAGCTATAGTGGTTATAATTTTAGCAATTCTATTTACTATATCAAGATGTACAATAGTCATAGTTAGTGGAGGGAGTAGTTTATGAATAGGAATTTAACAGATAGACAATTGCAGTTGCTTGAGATGGCACAAAAAGGAATGAAGAATAGAGATATAGCACTAAAACTAGGATTAGCTGAGAAATCTATTAAAACATACTTTGGGCACATATATCAAAGGCTTGGAGTAAGAAATAAAAAAGAATTACTAAGTATGTATCAATCTGGGACTATGTTAGTACACACTAGAATATTACAAACTAAGATTAAAGTTTAGGGACCTTAGACCGATAAGTATATATAAGCTGTAAAACAGGGGGAAATATGAAATATACAATTATAGATAGAAGCACTGGTCAAAAGTTATTTAGCACGATTGATAGAAACAAAGCTGTAGTCTTTTTTGCAAGTTTAGAGAAGAATAAAGTTAATGCATCTTTATTTATCTGTAAAGCAGATGGTAAAGTATTGGCTAAGGTAGCTTAAACATGACTATATACGAGGCAATACTTATAGGGCAAGATATGTTGCCTTATGCAATACAGGGTGCTGGGTTAGCTTTAGGTATACTGGTTAGTATATACAGCCTGCACCTACTTATAAACGCAATTGTAAAAGGAGACTAAGCATGAACACGGTAGATTTATACCTGCTATTGAAGCTAATGAAGACTGAAGATTTTTTAATAATCAAAACTAATGCGGTTCAGTACCTAATTAACTCTGGACGCATAGATGAGGATGCTAGTGCGGCAGCTTGGGCTATAGCTGTAACCGATAGGTTAAACTATATGCAAAATAAATTAGTTTCGGAAGCTAAGGCAACTGCTGAGGCCGAAGATGTGGCAGAAAAAGCTCAAGTCGAAGGTAGTCTATCTGGTGACAAGTTTGACCCTTGGAATGCTTAGGTCATAAGATTTAGCACAAAGAAAAGAATAATAAAACGGAAGTCGTATAAACAAACGTAGTGCCTTTTAAGAACACTACAATTGAATTGGGGGATACAGTATGCGCATGGTTACAACAAAGTATATATTGCACGCAGAAAACAAGGTAGAGGTGTATAATTACCATCTGGCTAATAAACTAAACAAACTACTTGGTACATATCCTGAATATTTTTTTAAAGTTAGTCCTAAGGAGGAGCCTGTGTTTAAATTTACAGAAGCAGAATCAGCTAAAGTATTGAAACTACTAAAGGAGACTGTATGAAACACTTAAGTTTACCTCATACAAACCTAAGCTTTATAAATGAAAAGGCACGTAACTTCCACCTTATACAAGCCCATTTAGGGCAAGAAGTATATCAGGTTCATTCTGAGGGCATTGATGGGCTGTTTTATACTGGGGACGCATATGTAACGCTAAAGAACCTTATGTCCCATGAGGAACGCCAAACCCATACTGCAACCCCCTTCAGCCCCGAGTTGGTGGCTCTTTTAGGCGGTACAATCCTTACTAGAGAGGATGTTTTGGGTATACTATAAGGAAAACTTATGGGTGGTATAATATTAAGTAGGTGCTACAGCTCAAATGTAATACAGAGCACTTGGAAAGAAAGAGAAAATAAAATACAAAGACTCCTTCTATATATATACCTCCTCCCCTTTAAATTCTGGTACAAATAAGAGATTAATTTTCTTTACTTTCCTGTTTTTCAGTGCTATAACTAATATAAGTGGTAATGAAGCCATTTTTAAAAAGTAACAAAAAGGATATAAGTAAAATGCAGTCTAAAAATCTAGTTACCCCCATTTTTTACGCAACTGATTCTAAAAAGTTCTATGACTCCAAATTAGGGTCCGAAGTCACAGATAGTCAAATTGAAGTACTATTATTATTAAATGGAATTCCAAAAGAAGACATCGACAAGGCTAAATTAGAAATTGCTATGGCAGGAAAGCCTTATAATGAGCATAGAGCTAAAAGAACTTTAGACGGAAAAATGAAACTAACTCCTAAACATGACCTAAAATTAAGATTAGACGGTGCTTACGCAGACTTAACCTTAATTATACCTATACTTTTCTTACATAAAACTGATGGTACTCATTTCGCTTTCAAAAAAATTAGCAAAAATGAAGTGTGTACAATTAAGAATGTAGAATCCAGGTCACTAGCTACCGCTATATTGTCAGACGAAGTTATAGAACCCCAATTTAGAATTTATTATGAAGATTCCATAGTTATACGCTCAAATATACTCTATAGTGAGTTTCTAGAGCAAATGGTAGAAAGAGCTAAGGTAGATGTAGAAAAGAGAATCTACAAAGACCCTAAAATCATAACATGGGATGAAAATGAGATTGCTTTTAAGTATTTTAACCCTGATGTGCTTACAGACGGAGCAACTCCATACTTTGATGACTTTTGTAACCGCTTAGGCCCCATTGGAAGCGACCTATTTAAAGCATGGTGCTGGTCTATCTTTGAACCTGGAAACAATTGTAGGCAAATGATGTGGATACAAGGTGCTGGTCAAGATGGAAAGTCTACGGTATTTAATTGCTTATCTGCTTTTATTGGAGACCAACATTGCGCCTCCCTCAGTGAAAGTGAATTTAATAATAGTTTCTTCTTTAATGACATATATGGTCGCATCTTAGCTATATATGGAGACTGCCACACTACAAACATCTTTGAAAATGAAAAGTTGAAAAACATTACAGGTAATGATATGGTAACTATTAACGGTAAGTATGCGCCCACGTTTAAAGCTAATGTGTATTCAAAGGTGCTTATTGGGTCCAACCAATTTCCTCAAGTTGCTTGGCATATGGATTATCAGTCTTCCCGTATTATTGTGCTTCAAATTACAAAGCCTAAAGGCCGCATGGGTGATAGTAGTGTACAAGCTAAAATGATTAAAGAGACTCCAGCTTTTCTTAAAAAGTGCCGCGAAATTTATCCAAAATATTTTCCTACTCACTCAGACTTAGATGTGCCAGAAGAATACCAGAAATTTATGCACGATACTTATATATCAAACGAAATGGCAGTTATACGTGAGTTTTGTGCAGAGCACATTGAGCTAGGCGAAAGTTTTAGTGTACCGCGCTTACAAGTCTCAAGCTTGCTTAAAAATGAATTTAGAAATAAGTCAGTAAGAGTGCCCAAAGATGTAGACGATATGTTTCAAAAGTATGTAAGACACTTGTCAAAGTATATTCAAGGTCCAGTGTTAGTACCAAAAGGTAACGGAGACACAATCGGCTTTAAAGGTTTTAGGCTTAAGGACCCACCAAATGAGTTTACGAAAGGAAAGAAGTAATATGAGAAAAATAAGAAGCGCATCTTATAATGACCCAAAAGAATATACAGAAAAATGCTTAGATGGGACTACAAAATGGGTAATGGAATTCTCATGTAATACTTACGATTATGCTACAAGAGAAGCTCAAGCTTGTGTGGATTGCATTGAGAGAGAAGGAAATGTGTTTTTAGAATTTGTAGTATTTGAAACTATAAACTGGACTCAACATAGACGAGCTAAGGCTGATAGAAAAAAGCTTTGTTTTCAAATTATTACTTACTATAGAAAATTAAAAGAAAATGAAGTAATTCGTCCTTTAAATGTTGTGGCAGCTTTCCCTAAACAATGGTAATATAGGAGCTTAAACATGAGCACAAATAGCAAACCAAATTGGGTTAAAGGTACAGTTTTAATGTATGTTCCAAATCCGGGAGTAAATAATATAATATTTGAGGAGTTTAGCGGTAGTTCTAAAGATATATTCTATTGTAGTGAAGGAGCAGCTCGATTCATTAGTCAGTGGACAGAAGTTTCTGTCACCCCTGCAGCCACTGCATATGGAACTAACCCTTTAAAAGAACTAGTCGAACTTTACCAGCAACACAAGCATGCAATGCTATATGGAAAGTCTAGCATGAAAATTTCATATGACCACCTTGATAAAGTTTCTGTAAATAAAACTGATGCTCACTCATGCAGTAACCACTTACAAAGCTACACAGGCTTTATAGAAAGCTACAAATTCTGCTCTGTGTGTGATAAGAAGTATAGGTAACTGTTAGCCCAATTAAATTTTATGCGATTTAAAAGCCACTATAAAGGATATAAAAATGAACAAGTTTGCATTTTACTTAACTGACACAAATAGTATAATATTAATAAATCCCATAAACTATATTGATGATTCAGATGTTATTGGAGATAAAGTCGCTGTTAGGAGATATTCAAAATACGAATACATTTGTAGTTTTAAAGCAATAGACAAATTAGTAAAAAGTAAAAATAAATATTTTATGTACTTAGGAGAGTTATAGCATGAAAAGAAGTGAAATGATTGGAAATATAGAAGAAGTATTATATAATGCTATTGATAGCTATGGGCGCATAAATAAAGATAATATTGATAAAGTTGCAGACCAGCTTTTGATTTATATAGAACGAAAAGGAATGCTGCCCCCAATCTCAGAACACACATCAGAAGAAACCACGCCTTTTGGTTCAACTTATTATGATATACCAGAATGGGAGAATGAAAATGATTAAAGGAATTAAGTTTAAATTATTTGTAGCATTTCTATTAGGAATGGTAGCTAAGGATTTTCTTGTTAAATTATCTTGGATAGCAATAATGTGTATATTAATGTTGTTAGGAGCTGGAAAATGAATAAACCTCTTTCCGATTTTCTCAACGTGCTTTTCGAGCAGGACGAGTTGACGTGCTATACCGACAGCCCCACAGGCTACCGTGTATATGCAGAGCCCGTACCCGGCGATTGCTTCTTCAGCATCAATGCACTGCACCCCAACAAGGACCTTAAGCCTGAGCAGTCGTGGCACCGTTCAAACTTACCACGTAGAGCAGACCATAATGTAATTAGTTTCCGAAACTTGCTTATAGAGCTAGATAATATGCCCCTACAGGACCAAGTAGAGTATGTTACCTCTAAGGTACCTGTATCCGCTATTACGTACAGCGGTGGAAAGTCTATGCACTTCATTATATCTCTAGAAGAGCCAGTAGATAAAGAACAGTATAAGAAACTATTTTTGCGACTTAGCCTTCTGCTACCAGAATTAGACCGCAGCTGCAAAAATCCCTCACGCCTTTCCCGCCTTCCAACTGCTACCAGACCAGACACTGGAAAAGAACAAACTTTAGTACAGTTGGGTACACGTATTGCTTTACAAAGATTAGACAGTATGTTACCTTTATTAAATGAGAAGCAGGAGAGAAAATTGAATTCGAGCAATCAAGAGAGGGATAGGAATTTAATTTCTGCTGATGCGCATGAAGCAATTCATAAACCTAATGAAGTTATGCAAGACAGAAATTTTGGTCGTAATGGACTATTTTACTTCTTAGGCCAACGTCTTAAGGAATTAGAACTAAGTGAAGATACTAAGTACACTTTAGTAGATACTGCATACGCAAACTTAACAAGCACAGAAGGCTTTCCAATTGAAGAAGCTTACGCCGCAGCAAGGTTAAAATAAGGGAACCTAAACATGGACAAAGTTAAAGTTCAATGGCAAACAGCAGAGATGCTAGTGTCTCTAAAAGAAGATAAGGAAGTAGTACGAATTCTTTCTACCCTGCTTAAGTTTGCCCTACTCGGATATAATTATAAAAAATTAAATCATTACTTAAATTTTTAAAGGGGAATAAAATGGAATATATCTCAAAAGCAGAACGTAAAGAGTTAAGCAACCTATCTCAAGAGCTTCTAGGCACAAGAAGTGCGTGGCAGAAAATATTAAAAGAAGGCATCTTGCAACCGTTTAATGAGCCTGGCACACCTGCTAGAAAAGTACAGTATATGTCCCTACCAGAGATTAAAGCTTACCTGCTAAAACTTAAAGAAGAGTTTGAGGTCTACAAATTGAAGATGGCAGAAGAAGCTAAGGTTAAGGCTACCGAACTTGCGACTCAGGCTGAAGCTACCGTTACGCAACCACAAACAGAAAGCGTTTAAAGATGAAATTAAATTTAGGTGTAAACAATGTTTCCAATGCAAATTATCATGAAGACGTTGAATTTTTATCTTCATCCGATTACAAACTGCTTTTGAAAGACCCAGCGGTATTTTATCAAAAAAAGTATGGCAGTACCGAAGCTCAAGCAGAGCAAGAACATTTTAACCTAGGTTCGTATGTGCATAGCCTGCTACTCGAAGGACACATTACAGACTCAGAGTTTTGTGTATATCCTGGGCTTGTAAAACGTGGCAAAGAGTACGATGTATTTAAACTGCAAAATCCTGACAAAACTATATTGAACAAAGGCCAGCACGAATCTGCTATGCGTATGATGCGAGGTTTTAAAGCAAGGCCGGAAGCTGTGCAGCTCCTAAAAGGCACACTTTCTGAACACACTGTGTGCGTAGACTTTAACGGCATCCCTACTAAAGTTCGTGCCGATGCAATTAATGTAGAAGCAGGATATATTGTAGATGTAAAAACTACAGCATTTGAAGCAGACAGAGATAACTTTGTCACTACTTGCCAGCAGTGGGACTACCCATTGAGCGCTGCCCTGTACACTACAGTTATGGAACAATTTTACGGAAAACCATTTATATTCTACTGGTTAGTTTTAAGTAAGAAAGACGGCACATGTGAGCTTTACAAAATGTCTCAAGATACAAGAGACAAGGGAGACCGCAATATTACTAAAGCTGCAAAAATATATAAGCAATGCCTTGCAACTGGGCTCTGGACAAGCGCAGAAAAACCTGTTATAGTTTTAAATGAATCTTCATATGAAATCCTTGAGGTATAAACATGATTAAACGTTGCAAAACTTGCTCTAGCACTATAGATTCTGGTATCTCTTGTGATGCTTGCACGCCCCCACCAAGTTATATAAAAGCTGCTTATAAACCAAATACAAGTAACTCCAACATGGATAAAGTTGTAGAAGCTTTAACTAAAGATTTGGAGCGTATATGCACAAAAACCAGAGATATGACATTGCCCATTGATTCTCAAGAGAGAAAAAATTATCCTCTCCTATCTGGGTGCTTAAACTACTTCCCAGCAGCCCTTGCTGGAGTTGCTAATATAAGTAAAAAGGGTAATGATAAGCATAATCCTGGTCAGGAGCTACATCACGCACGCGGGAAAAGTATGGACCATCCTGACTGTATAGTTAGACATTTAATGGATGTACAAGATTTATTAGCTCAAGATAATCGCAGCGCCTTAACTCCTAAAGGAATTGGACAACTGCTTGAGGAAGTCTCTAGCCTTGCGTGGCGTGCTTTAGCTTACTCACAAGAATTACACGAACAATTTGGTGCACCACTAGCACCTGGAGCAAAAAAATGAACAACAAAAACTTAGATTTAATTTTAAAAGCAGCAGACAAGTTAGCTAAAGCTGCAGATAGAAGCTTAAAAAACGATGCACTAGACAATAGTCGCATTTTAGTTGCTTTATTTGAGTATAACTTGACTAAGAAGCAAGTAAAAGATAGTATGGAACTTGAATTGAAACAATTTAATGAATATTATAAACAATAAAAGGAGAATAAAAATGTCAGAACAAGCACAACGCACATTCGTATCAGTTAATGGAAAATCCCTTGACGGAGAAAAAGCAAACATTAAGTTTGTAAGTGCTTCTAGATTAAATAAAGAAGGTATTTCTAATGCTGTAGTAGCAGAAGGAATTTATGAATCTTCTCAAGTTGTAGAAGGTACTTATGGACCTAAAACAGAATATAAACTTTCTACTTCAGATGGTACTACAATTATCATTGGAGAAGCTGGTAACCTAAAATCACAAATGTCTAAAGTAGAAACTGGTTCTTACTTACAAATTACTTATATTGGTAAAGAAGCTATGGCTTCAGGCCCAAGAAAAGGTACTTTAGCACACAAGTTTCTTGTAGGCGTAGCTACAGACGAATAGTTTTTTATGGCCTATGGAAGGGCCAAATCTTAATCTTAAATATAGCGCAGCATGTACGACACAAGAGTTGGGGGGCTTAAAATGTCCCCTTCTCATTTACTCGGGGGAGTTCTAAGTGCTAATTAGAGACGCATTAAGCTTACATTTAGTTCAAGACTTTATCAACAGTAATGATAAGCTATCCTACGACTTAGAAACTACTGGCCTAAACCCACGTCAAAATCTAATCATGGGTATTGCAATTACTAATGCAGATTCAGGCTACTATATTGTACTTCGAGAGTTTATTAACGGTGAGCTTGTAATCCGAATTTCCGACTCCGACATCTTACCAGTGCTTTCTTCACTACATTCCAAAAAATTATTCATGTGGAACGCTTCATTTGACTGCAGATTCACTCAATCACAGTTGAACGTTGACCTAACAACTGCTTTGTATGCCGATGGTATGTTAGCTAAGCATACTGTAATAGAAGACGCATATTCATATGCACTTAAAACTACTGCAGCAGAGTTATATGGCGATGATGCAACTACAGAACAAAAGCTAATGAAAGAGTCCATTAAGGCTAATGGAGGCTCTCCTACTGAATTCTACAAAGCAGATACAGAGATTCTCGGTAAATACGCTATCCAAGACGGTATTTTAACATATAAAATTACAGAACACTACCTAGCACAAATTGAATTAGAAGGGTTAACCAAATTCTTTTTCGACGACGAGGTTATGCCACTATACAAGCACGTTACAATTCCTATGGAAGCCAACGGTATTCCATTAGATTTAGAAAAAATGCAAGCAGCGAAGAAAGAAATTCGTAAAGACATTACAAACTTAGAACTTAAGGTTCAGGAGCTAATCAAGCCCCACTGCTCCCTATTTGAAAAGTGGTATCTCAATTATCACTTTCCAGTTAAAACTACAGGTCCCTTTATTCAAGCATTAGCAGAGATTATGGACTGTAAACTACCTAAACTTGCGACTGGAAAATTTAGTTTCGCTGCAAAACATGTTGCTGCACTTCCAGATACGGACGTGATTAAGCGCTTCTTAGGTGGCTATAGATTGCAAGACTCTACAGTTTCTGCTGTGCGTCAAAAGTTGCAAGGTTCTGAGCCTATGCTTAATTTAAGCAGCAAGCATCATTTGAAAAAAATCTTCTTCGACACTTTAAACTTGGAACCAGTAAGTAGAACAGACAAAGGTAACCCACAAGCCGATGAAAAGTTCCTAGAAAGTATTAAAGACCAATTTGATTTTGTTGCACCACTAATTGAGTTTAACAAATTAAGTAAAATTGAAGGTACGTACATAGACAGGTTTTTAGAAGCACAAGAAAATGGTATGTTTTATCCATCATTCTTCCAACACCGCACTACTTCAGGACGCTACGGGTCTGACCTGCAGCAGCTGCCACGTCCTTTAGAACTTGAAGATGAGCCAAGTGCACTAGTAAGATACCATAACAATAAGGTGCGCGAGTTTTTTATTGCTGGACTAGGACACAAGTTTTTGGATGCAGATTATAACTCACTTGAGGTTGTAGTATTTGCCGATGACGCAGGCGATGAGGCTCTACTAGATGTAATTAAGACTGGTAAAGACTTTTATTCTCAAACGGCAATCGAAGTTCATGGACTACAAGCAGACTACAGCGCCGATAAAAAAGCATCAAACTTCCTAAAAATATTAAAACCAAAATTACGTCAAGATGCAAAAGCTTATGCTCTAGCAATTAGATACGGTTGTGGTTCATGGAAATTATCTCATACCTTAAACATAAGCCAAAATGAAGCAGAAGCAATTATAAGAAAGTACTTTACAAACTTCCCAGGCCTTAAAAGAGCTATGGACAATTATGAAAAGCAAGCAAAAGTAAATGGATTTGTAGTGTCTAAAGCAGGTCGTAAACGCCACTTAGGACGCGTTAAGGAATTATACGACAAGTATAGTGATGACCTAGCCGATAGTCTAGAGTTATGGAAGAAGTATCACGAAGTACCTTCACAGTATGCTAGAATGAAGGAATTAAGACGCGAATATAATAACCTAATCAACAATGCTTTAAACTTTCCTATTCAATCTTTTGCTACCTCAATTGTGAATCAAAGTGCAATTAGACTTGCTAAGTATATAAAGGAAAATAAGCTTAATGCATATATTTGTGCTCAAATCCATGACCAATTAGTTGTGCGTTGTGCGGATAAAGATGTGCCTCGCCTACAACCTAAAATGAAAGAGATTATGGAAAATACATTTACATTGAAAGCACCATTAACAGCTAATCCGGAAATATCAAACAATTTAAGGGAGGGACATTAACATGAAAGTACTATTAGCACTTATAATTTCAAACATTATAAATTTTTTAAGACAATTTTTACCTAAAGAAATTCCAAAGCTTCCACAAAAAGGTGGAGCAACAAAACTAGCAGAAGCAGTTGCACAAAAAAGAAAACCTAGAATTAAAAAATATAAAAATAATAATAAAAGAAGTAGAAGGTGATTCTAAGTTTTGTAATTGGAGTTATAACTGGGGCTGGAGTTGTATCTAGTTCGGTAAATAGAACTATTGCGGTGGCAGAGGGAAATGCCAATGTAGCACTTTCTAGCTCTATTTTAAATTCAATTACATATGGAGCCTCAATTTACTTTATAGCAAAAAGTGATTGGATTGGTTATGCAGGGTCTATGTTAGGGTCAACTATAGTATGTGTATACATGGCAAAAAATAAAGATAAAAGTAATCGGGGGATTGCAAATGGGAATAAAGAAGGAACAACCACATGATTTTCAAAAAAGTTTAAAAGTAGGTCAAAAAGGTGAAGCTGAGTTTATGGAACTATTTAAAGATAAACTAACTCGAGAATCAGGCTACCTAGAAGACTTTACTATAAAACGTACTGGAAAAAAGCTTGAGCTTAAAACTGATTCGTATTATAATAGTGGTAACTTCTTTATTGAAAAATATAGTTATAATAAAGTACCAGGTGGACCTGACCAAGCTTTAAGTAAAAATGTAGATTATTTTGTATTCTTCTTCCCTGCTACTATGTCTATCCATTGCTTTAAAACAGCTACATTAGCAGCATACTTAGAGTTAAATTATGAGAAACCATATTTAATTAATGTAAGGAATAAAAGCCACGTTACACAAGGGTACTTAGTTAAAAGAGCAGATTTAGAACATTTAGAAATTAATATAAAGGATATTTTATGAGCAAAAAAAAGTTACTAAAAGTATTTAGAGAGACAGGCCGAGCACTTAAAAAAGAAAATATAGAGTTAGCATTGGCAGACTTCCGTGTATTCTATGATTTGGTTATCGCTAAATATATTCCAGACCCAAGTAAGTTACCAAGCAAGGAACAAGCTGATAAGGCTAATGTGGCTCTATCTAGATTTGAGAGACGCTTAAACCGCAAATATCCTACTGTAGAATATTGGCCGTTTATGTCAAGTCAATTGCAATTAAAAAAGAAAATCAAAGAAATTGGATTTCCTATTGCTATTGGTATGGAGCAAAACACAGGTGAGCTTGTGTACATGATTTGCGACAAGGTTCAGGAATAGTTAGCGCTCTAAAATTTCAAATTCTACACTAAAGTAATCTGTGTCCGAAGCAAACTTTTCGGACACTACACGCGTAATGTGCTTGTCATTGAACAGGTTTAAGTGGCCCTCTCCACAGAAAACGTCCAATATACCTTTTTCAAAGTTCGAGCAGTCATGCGTATGCGCACTAATTTCTCCTGCTTTATTATAAAAAGATTTGTAGTAAGCTTTAATTGTAACATGGATTTTGTGCAATTTAGGATTAAAGGTATTTTTTAGGTCTGCTAACGCTGCCTCAGCTTCGTCAAACTCTAGTTTGTGCTTTACTTGCCTTAACCACTCGCTATAAGCAGCAGTTATAAACCTTTTAGTCGTGTACATTGCATTCACACTAATAGTTTTAAGGCCTTTTATCACAAACTCTTGCTTCATAACTCTCTTTAAAAAATTTAAGGGGCATTTAACCCCCTAACTAGTTCTAATTTCTAGATAACTAAAGACATACGTCTTACACTAGTAAATATGTTATGAGGTTAGTCTAATTGGTCTTTAATAAGCTTTTTACCCTTTTCAGCTATGTCTTCTTTAAGAGTATCATTTTCAGACCCTAGCTTTGAAATTATAGTTTTAAATATATCCTGTCCTAAAATACTGTTACCATTTTCTAATATAGACTTAAGCTCAACTAATCCAATTACAGATGCAACAATCTTAGATACAGGCAAAAATTCATCTAACATATATTGCTCAACAAGGAATCCAGATATTACTGCCAATTGGTATATACATACTTTTGCAATGGTACGACGCATAACACTGCTTTTTATTTTTTCTTTTCTCTTAATTGCTGCCCATATTCCTGTAAATAAGTCAGCCATAATCAAAAACCCAACTGCACCCATAAGGGCATGAATTGGTGCTAAAACTGCTACTATTGCTGCTAATAAATGTAACAAAAATTGTTTCACTGCACACCTGGAAGTTTAAATACAGTTGTCATTACCATCTTATAGGCTTCATGAATTTTTGAGCTTTCTTCAGCAGTCATAGGCTCTTTATTTTGTGCTTTTTTAAGTATTAACTTTGCTTGTTCTAAAGTCATATATTTCCTTTTAGTTTTTCAAAATTAGGTACAGGATATTTAGTATGGTGTCTATTTCCTTTTTTTACATTACAAATAGAGCATAGGGGCTGAATATTAGAAATATCATCGCTACCACCCTTTGATATAGGAATAATATGGTCAGCAGTAAGTATAATTTCTGGCTCTTCCTTAAGGCAAGAGGGGCAAGTATTTAAATAAGTTTGTTTTAAAAAACACCACTGCTCTAAAGTATGAGAGCCTCCTCCAGATTTTTTTTGAGCTTTTCTACGTCTATTTAAATGAAGTTTATTCTCATAACCACCTTTCCATCTTGGGTGATTTTTTCCTGTCATTTCAGGTCTTTTTTTATCTAGCCATGGGCCTGGTTTACCTTTTTTCGCTTCAGATAATTTTCTTTTGTGCTCCTCAGAAAACTTCATTCCCTTAGTAGGGCCGGGTTTACCTTTCTTAGAATTACTTATTTTTAATTTTGTTTCCTTACTCATAGAAGTACCCTTATTGCAAGAAATCCTCCCTTTAAGAGATTCAGAAAGTTTCCTTCTATGCTCCAGTGAAAATACTCTTTTTTTCATAAATTTACCCAACTAGTTCCATTATAATAACTAAGTTGATTAAGGCTTGTGTCAAAAACCTGCATTCCAGCTATTGGAGTAATAGAATTTTTTTGAGCAGTAGTAAGTCGAGCATTAAGCATAGCTTTCGTACTTCCAATTTCAAAAGCAACATCGCTATTAGAAACTTTCTTAGTACTTGAACCTATGTTTAAGCTACCAGCTATATAGTTTTGTGCGTTAACAGGCTCAATATGAAGACCATAAATATCTGTACCAGCATCCCCAAATGGTAAATCAAATTGGAAAGCTCTTAACTCATTTATAGTAGTAATGCCGTTTGGAATAACTACAGTTCTACATAAATTTACTACGTCAATAGTTCCACCCGTGCTGTCACCAGCTAAGTTTATGGCATATACAGCAGCGTTCATAAAATCTAAGCTAGAATTAGTTTCAGTACGCACCACACAAGGAAGAGCAAGAGCGGCAAAACCTAAGCCCAGGGCTCCAGATGTAGTAACAGAATCTTCTTGCAATTCAATTAGCATAGCCGTATTAACACCAATAGCGTCCGCATTAATAGTGCTAACCCCATTTAAAGCAATCATTTGAGTTACTAGGCCGTGCATGTTTTGAGGATTTCCACCACCATCTACAGGATTACTAGCATAAAAAGCTTGTAATTGACCAATTGAAAGGCCACCAGTAAAGCTTAGGCCCCCGTTAATGTATACGTCTCCAGTAACATCTAAAGCTTTTACGTTTGTGCCATTAGCATTATCCATATAAATGTTAATGCCTGTAATATTTGTACCGCTAGTAATAGTAGGATTAATAACTATACCTTGAAAGTTTCCAGTATCAAATGAACCAATAGTAGGAAAAATCCCTATTCCAGTATATCCAGAATTACCATCAAAAGTTGTAATATTTGGACCATTTTGAAAACCAACATAATTATTATTGTTATTAATTTGACCAATTGTTGGAGAAGCAATAAAACTATTATAAGAATTCATTGAACCAGAAACGGTAGCAAAATCATAAAAAGCATTTACAGTATTTAAAGAAGCACCGGAGTCAGCATTAATTTGAAATCCGTAACCCTGTACAGTTCCAGTAAACGTAACATTACTGTCTATATTTGCAAATCCATATGAATAAGACAAACCACCTACAGAAATAGGGTCCGTACCATTGCCAATTGATGCATAGTTATTAGCAAATACTAGGTCCCCAACATTTGAAGTACCTTGATGATTTATAAAGTTATTGTGTATTTGAACTGCTTGACCGCTAGTGCCAATAGTAAAAGCTGAGTTTAAAGTGTCTAAGTTTACAGTGTTTTGATTAAGTTGGTAAGTTAGATTTGGAGAGTTTTGCTGAGGTTCGACATTAACACTTAAATTATTTACTGAAAATCCACCAGACTCGTTATCAGGCAGTACAGTCAAGTTTTGATTAAGACCACCAGTGTCTACATTAATATCACCTAGATAATCTTGTTTTTCTATATCAAGTTCTTCGATTGCTCCTTGCACATCTGTGGCAATTATGTCTCCAGCAGGAGTAAAACTAACTAAGGCAGCACTGTAATCCCCAGCTTGAGACGCCACAGAACCAGTACGACCATTAAAAGAAGATACACCTGCACCCGGACCAGAACCACCTGTAGGTGGAATTCTAACGTATTGAGAAGCCATAATTACACTCCTTTTGTGTTAAATCTCGCAGAAGTTAGCACAGGAGTTGTACCTGCACCAGTAGCTGTGTACACGACTCTAAACCAATTGTATCCAGCGTTTGTAACATCATACATAATATTTCCAGCAGCACTAACAGTGAGTGTTGTGTCTGCCACATCTGTCCAGTTTACAATATCCACTGAACGAGTAGCTTCTGTGTTAGCTGTAGGATTTCCTTCGTCGCAAGAACCTTGCAATTTAAAATTTCCTGCAGGAGTACCAGTGAAAACTAACTGTACTGCATAGTTTACAACGTGTTGTATACCTATGGCTTGCGAAGTTCTGCTTGCAGATAAATCGTTAGAGCTAAATGTAATGTTATCGTTTCCTATCTTCATTTTTCTTTTCCTTTATATAATTTCTAAACTTAAACCCAAATATTTAAATCTATATCCTTTGGTAGACCTTCTGTTTTCCTGGCCTAATCCCCTAGCTATAGTATTAACATGGCACCTATTTACATTAAGCTTTATAGCAGCTTGTCTGGCCGATTCAAATATTTCTCCAGTAGTTGTACACAGTACTATTTTTGAACGAGGGTTTTTTATACCAAATTGACCCAATCTAGGGTGAGGCTTAGTTTTAAACCTCTCTTTCTGTGCGTTACTCATGTTTAGTAACGCCTGCTCACTCAGTTGCCCCGAACCTTGGTGACTATATTTTAAATTATAACCATTGGGAACCATCGTACCTTCTATAGCTATGTAATATACTTCCAAACTATCCAATATTTTAAAGCAACTAATATTATCTACCAATATTTCTATCTTAAAATTATCTTTCCCATACTTCAATATAGCTTGTGTAAGTATACTTTTAGATTTACTGGGCTTACAATGACCCTTCCATCTTTCTTTTAAACTAGTTCTAGTCTGACCCACATAACACTTACCATTAATTAAGTTAGTAACTTTATATATAATCATGGATAGAACCATCTGTTTCCACTTCTAGGAGGCGTAATTTGGATGTGGCACCAATTTGTAGTTGCGCTTTCGTGCTCGCACCAAATTCCCACTTGTTCCATTAACTTCACATTAGCCTTAAGGAAGTTTATTAAATCATGTTCAGGGTCTGCAATGTCTGCAGCATGCCCTGTTAAATGTTTACTCTTTGTAGCGTTACTTTTCCCAGCTTTAATAAGTTCCGCTTGTTGGCTTTCGGACCTTAGCCCACTTGTAACTATCATTGGCTTTCCATAAGCTGCTCTAACAATATTCAATCTTCTACACAGCTCGTGTAAATTTGCTTCAATCATAGGAGTTGTGGGATACTTTCTCTTATTCAACTCTTCTAATTTAATGCTCAAGTTTAAAACCCACCTTCGAATTTATTGTCTTCAATTGTGTAATGACTTTGCGCTACAGTTCCGTTTCCTTGTAGAGTAGAGTTTGTTACTGAGCTAGTACTAGCAACAATTGTCGTAGCTGTAGCTGTAAATGTATTTGAAAAACTATAAACTTGGTAAGCTCCGTTAGCCGATAAATAAGAAGACATGCTTGCAACATCTGTAGAACCATTAGTTAATTTAACCACCATGTTTGTTGATGCGTTTGTGGCTGTAAATACAAAGTAACCTGATACTTTATATTTGTTACCAATAACTAAATTAGAAGCGTTTAGCGAAGTTATAGATGCGTTGTTTGCAGTAATGTTACCAGATAGGTACTTTGTAGTGCTCCTGTTAATAGTTAAGAATGCGCTTGGGTCGTTGATTTTAAACATTGACCACACATTCAGAATATCACTTGAAGATAAAGTAGCTCCGACAGAGGCGCTCACTGAAACAGTATCGCCAACTTTTAGATTTTGTAAAAGAGCCGTAACCTGCTTGCTATCTGTACTTGAGTTTGAAACACCATATCTAATCGATGTTCCGTTAACTAATACTGCCGCCGAACCAGCCGACGCACTCGTTTGTCTATAAGTCCATGATACAAAGTAATCACCAGGAATTTTAACTGTATAGACACCTGTTGTTGCATTAAATGCCCCAACAGAATCTTTTAATGGAGTTGACCATGTTGGGATTGTAGTGTCGGAAGTAAATGCTGAACCCCCGTTTTTAGATACTACAAAAGATACGGGAATATTCATCGCACTCACACCAGGAGTAGCGTATCCAGATGTCCAGCCTTGGATTGGAACTGTTACGTCTATAAATATTGTTTGACCAGAAGCTATAATAGCATTTCCCAAAGCCTTAGCTAAAGGAGTTCCAACATCTGGACCAAATGTATTTGGAGTTCCAAATGTCAAATAATTTAAAGCTGATTCTCTTATTACTATACCACCAACATTGGCATTTGAAATATTTCTTGCCCAAATTCCAGCAATATCTACAGTAGAAGATGATGTAGCGGACAATAATCCAGTGGGCATAGAAACCCTAGCTTCTGTAGCCGTAGAAGTACCGGAAACAAAGTTTCCTCTAATTTGTATACTAGGACCCGTTTTTCTGTATTTCATGTCCGATGTTGAAACGGTTCCAAATCCTGTAAATGTAGGAGTATAAGCTACCCAATCACTATCAGCTTGAATGAACGCTTCGTCCACAGGACTAACTTCAAAATTATCTACTTGTACTGTGTACGCTAATGCGTTTGTACTTCTAATGTGCAGTATAAGCCTGTAATCTGTATTAGCACTTGCCTGAAATTGTCCAATAAACTGTCCAGAACCATCCAGTGTGTTTGGAAAAACTGGAATTAATTGTGTTAGTGTAGTATCAAGCAAGAAAACTTGTACATCTGAAGGAGTTACACCATCAACGCTACCGTTTACGAAGTTTGCAGAAGCAGCGTAATTAAATTTTACTTTTAATGGTCTATTTTTATATGCATTATCAATGCTAAAGTCACAGCTTATTCCTTCACCTTGCTCATTTGAAGCAGGTTTTGATAATAGACCGTCGGCTGTACCATTTAAAGGTGCCGTTGTATTTCTAGCAAAGGTAATTGTTGGACTGCCCCCAGAACCATCTACAGGACTAGTGCCAGCAGCATTAGAATAAGCAACCCAAGACCCAATACTACCTTCAAAAGTAGAACTATCGTCTAAAATATAATTGAGAGCCGAACCAGAGCCGCTACCTACAGGTGTCCAAGCTGAGTTTTTATAAACCCAAAGCCCTTCAGGGCGCACCGTACCATCTGCATACTGAACTTCACCTTCAACGGGATTTACAGGGTCTGCTGAACGTGGGACATACTTTAAAGTGTTAACTGATGGTCTTTTACCGATATACATAAATTTGTGCTCCTAAAGCGCATGTAGGGCTTAACCCTATGTTTATATGAGAGTTAAATTGTTATAGGGATTGAGCCCTTAGCTTAGATTAAAAACCAATTTGTGCCATTGCTTATTAATTGCACCGACCCATAATCACTTGTTAGTATATAACTAGCTTGACCATCTATAAGGTCCGCTCCTGCTGGGTCCAGCGTAATACTATTAGTACTTGCAGCACCTCCAGCATCTTTAACTATAAATTGAGCACCAAGACTAGGAGCAGGAAGTGTAATTACAATCGCGCCCCCAGAACTGTCTACTAAATATGTAAAATTTGAAGCTGCGGTAAAATTTGTATTCTGAGAGCTAAGAACGTTAGCACCAGTTTTAGAATCTAATTGAGTTTGAATGCTGCTTGTAACACCTGATACGTATGAAAGTTCAGTAGCAGTAACAGCACTTGCAACTGGAAGCCCATTTGAATCTGATTCTAAGGCTCTGCTTGCTGTAATAGCTGCTAAATCAGAAAGAGCGCCTCCTGGACTAGCGTTATAAGCTAAACGATTTGCAGTACCAGCGGCAAGCTTTGAACGAGCAATTGCCGCCGCAGCAGCTACATCAGCATCAACAATACTGTTTGCCAAATTAAGTTTTGAATATGCAATTGCTGCAGCACTGTTTATATCTGCGTTTACTAATGAATCAGCAACAATATCAGGTGTAAGAGTGTCTGCACCATCATTATAAGTTAAACTAACTTTAGCACTGCTAGTAGCCATTGCTCCAGCGGCATCCCTAGCACGTTCGTCAGTAAAATATAAGTTAGAACCTTCTGAAATATCGTCAGTATCTAATACCACTGCACCAGTTTGACCATTAACGCTCTCAACTTGGTCTGAGTGGTCCCATTTTTCCCAAATAGTGCCATTATTAACAACGTTATCACCAATTTCAAAAGCTATAGCCCCTGCTCCAAAATTTACCGAACCAGCAGCATTAACTCTATATAAAAACCCTTCAACACCTGTATCTGAGTTGGATAATGTCGGAGTATTTGTAGCAGCATTCCAAGTACCTTTGTATGTCAAAGGAGTAGGTAGAGCATTAATAATACCATCTAGCTCATCGATTGCCGCTTGTGTATTTACAGCAGTAAGACCTGAAGTAGTGTTGTCGTATTTTATTTCCGCTGCTTTATTTAAACTTAAGTCTAAGTTACCTGTAATAGGATTTACTAAAAACTTAGCCATATTAACTTACCTCAGCAGACTCAAAGTCTCCATCTATATCATAAACTATGTCCAATGTCTGAACTGTTACAGCAGCTAAACTTGAAACGATACGAGTAGGACCATCAGCAGTTTTAATTGTAACTTCTAACTTGTCATATGGTAATGTGAAAAAGCTCGCAGCTAATTTATTATTGATAGCAGAAATACTAGAATTTATTGCACTGGTGTCTGCATCAATAGAAGTTAAAAGTGCAGTTTGAGCTTGCTGCTCAGCTAAAGTAGATGCACCAGTAGGAAGTGCAGAACTTGCAACCACAACTGCACCAGTGTCTACAGCAACAACTTTTGTATTTAGTGCATCTAATGTAGTTTCAGTTGCAAAATCAGTTGCAATAAGTGTATCTAATTTTGTATTAGTGCTCTGTGCTTCTACAATTTGTGCGTCTTGTTTTGCTTCTGTAGCTAAATCAACTTGCACACCAGCAGAGTCTAAAACCGTAACAGGTAATGGAATAGAATTACTAGGGACTGTAGTATCTTGAGTTACAGTCTCGTTATTGCCGTCCAATACAAATTGTATGGGCCCACTTGAACTAGGATTAATCGGGTATACGAAGTTACTGATGGGACACCTCACTGTAAGTATTTGATTTTGATACGTTTTTTTTCATTAAGCACCCACAGTTTTCATAACTAAAGTAGCTACCATAGTCCCATTCCCAGAAGCGGAATCATAGGATAATCGCATATATGCAAAAGGCACTAAATTGATATTAATTAAATGACTACCAGAATTACCAGTAATTAGTATATTTCTACCAAAGTCTAAAGCCTCCCAAGTACCTGGATTGATACCTTCAACATAATCATTAGATACTTCAATAAACACTTCTCCAGATGGAGTCGTGCCAGACCAAACTAGTTGAATACCAATATTGTCAGAGTTTTTAACGCCCGTTATTTCAGTTGTACAATTGCCAGAAATATCTAAAGATGGTAGGCCTGTAGAGGCATCTTCCATGGCATGAATATGTGTAAGTTTACGAGACATTAAAACCCCCTTATAAGGAAAAGCGGCTTATAACCGCTAGTTATATAAGAGAGTTAAATTGTTATGTATATTTATAAGTGGTCTTAATTAACGTTTATGCATACTTATAAGTATACTATAATAGACTTAAATTCTGTTTAAAATGTAGCAAACCAGGCAATAAACACAAAATGCAGTTAAAGGAAATTCCATTATTCTCGCTCCAGGTTTGCTTGAGTGTCAGTTTGTGACCTCTCAGCTATGTTTAACTTAGATACTCCAGATTGTGTGCTGTTTACTGCTCCAGAAGCTGCAGACTGCTGCTGTTCTTGTGGTGCAAAATTAGATTGCAGTGCTAATACGTTTGCAGGCACTAAAGAAACGTCCGTTTCAAGGTCCATAAGAATGCCCAACTGTATTTTCTTATCATATGGCATGCTAGGTTCGTTCCTTAACTCATCCATAATAGACGTCCTCATGCGTACGTACAAGCTTGGATAAACTTTTTCAAGGGCTTCAACGTGTTCACGTGTTAGGGTCCCTGCTTCCAGTTCTTCTAATGCGCTCAATGGATTTTCCACAATTTGCACATAACGGTCAAATTTAGCTAATTCCATACTTGACGGTCTAAATTCTTTTTGCATAAATTTTGGGCCCAATAACTCATTAGTGTCCTTAGGTAACTTCTCAGCTAGGAAATTCAACGCTTGCACACTTTGGTTTTTCATGTATGCTGCAGTTTCAGGAGCTGCACGAGATACGGAAAATAAACTTTTCGCTAAATTAGTTTCAAACTTTTCAGGGTCTGTTTGTAAGTCTTTTACTTTAGCACGAATGTTTGTGAATGCCTCTTGCTTGTTTTTAGGTTTTTGCCCATCTTTGTATGACAACGGGCTACTTACTAAAGCATTTACGGACAATGGTACTGCAGCTCGTTTTGCCTTACTCATGAAATTTTTAGTAGCTTGAGATAATTTTGTTTCTACTAATTTATTTGCTTTCTCGATACCTGAGAGTATAACTACTTTACGTTTTAAATCAGACTCAAGTAGTTTTCTAGCACCAGGAACTAGTATCCCAACATTACCCAACATTCCACCAAAAATACCACCCAAAGCGTAGTCTTTAAAGTCTAATAAACTTTTATCGTTTAATGCCTTTTTATCAATTGCCTTAGAAATTGTTTCTGCATAATGGTAGGTTTTGTTTACTTTCTCTAACCTAGCACCCAACTCAGGATTAACAGATTTTACAAAAGCATTAAGCTCATTACGAATTAAAGAGCGAGCTTCAAACGCAGCTTTTTCGCCCTTAGATGGGTCACGAGCTTTATAATAACTTTGTCCCAGTTCGTCCATTTGTTTGCGAAGAGTTCTTAGTTCCTTTGCAGTTAAATTTCCAGGCTGTTCAGATATTTTTTTTAAATCATTTACAATATTTCTAGCAGGACGGATAGCAGAACGGAAAGATTCTAGACCCTCGTAAGGCTTTATAAATTGTTGCTCTAAATTATCTGCAATTTTTGCAATAGAATTTTTTGGAACACTAGCACTGCCCATAGAGTCATAGATAGAGTCCAATTCTTTTCCAGCAGCAATTTTTATAGCAGTGTTCTTAGATGCTAAAGTTTCAGCGCTGTCCATAACTTTCATTTGTAATGTATCTTTAAGGTACTCCGGCACACCTTCAAAAAATTTAGGGTTTTTAGCACTGATTTTCTCTACCTGTGCTTTTGTAAAACCTAAAAGTGCAGCACTATCCTGAACAGGGTCTGAAATTTTTTCGAAAATCTTACCAGTGCTTTTAGCAATACCTGCATTAATTTTTGAACTAGCTGCACCTGCCATTGGAATAGCAGAACCTAAAGTGCCCCCGATAAGAGCGCCTGAACCTGTGTATGCTAATAAGTTTTCCGCGTTGAAATCTGCAGTACCAAGCGCATCTTCACGAACTAGTTGTCCAGCACCATACATAGCACCTTCTACAGCGCCCTCAGTACCTTTTGCTAAACTTTTCTTTACTATCTCTTTTGCAAGTTTTTTATTTGCTGTAGTTTTAAGTACAGTTTCTAGTGCTTTTTCGGCGGCCTTACCAGCAGCAACACTAGCTGCCTCAGCACCCAGAACGGCCTTACCTGCTCCTTGCACACCTTTGGCAATTAACGATGTACCACCGGAAGCTAAGACAGGCCCGACAACGCCTAAAGCTTGCCCAGTACCAGATGCAATATTATTAATCTCAGCGCGTTTTTGAAGCTCCTCTTTAGGAACCCCTAAAACCTTATTTTGAAACTGAGAACTAAGTCCAAATGTAAGAGAGTCAGCAGCACCTTCTAAAAAAGCACGTTCGCCCTGGTCTCCATATTTTTCCTCGTCTTCTCTTGCTTGGTACAACTGCTCTAGGTCAGTGTCCCCAAGCACAGGTTCGGACGTTCTGACTACAGGCTTATTTAAGTCTTTAGACCCTTGTGCATCAATAGCATCAAGTTTCTGCTCTAGTTCAGAATCAAAAATTTTACCGCTCATTGGCCGTCCTTAAAATAAGTCATCTTCGTTATCCCAACGGTTCGCTTTTATCAAATCTGACATAGCTTGCGCTGAAGAAATAGACTTACCTTTGTTTCTACTGTATTCCATTATCTGCTTAATCTTAACATCATTTTTGCTTTCTGGCAACTGAATACCAGCAGCTTTCATTTTTATTCTAGTACCATATTTCAGTTTTTCCATAAGTGTAGTTAAAGCCGTATCAGAACTGTCTTTTAATGAAAATATAGCAGTTGGATTTGCAATAATTTTCTTAGCAGCTTCCTGCTCTGCGTCTGTTAGTACCCCAGGACCAAATAATTCTAAACGTAAGCCACCGATTAATGACCTTTGAAGTGTTTCAGCTTCTTTTCTAGCACCAGTTAAGTCTAAAGAACCAGATAAAAATTGCTTATTAATTTCTTTAAGTCTACCTAAGTCTCTTAAAGCACTAGAGTTAGCTGGTATTACTTCCATCATTAGTTTTTTAGAAGCTTCAGGGTTAACCGACGGTCTAAGTTTACCGTCTTTAAATCCACCCACGAATGCACCTTGCATTTTAGGGTCCATAGAAAATACTTCTTGAGCATCAAAACCATCGCCTGATGCAGCTCTAAGTGCAAATTGCAATTTTATAGCAGTTTCATTAGACTTTTCGTTAACCTCAGAGTACAACTTTGCAATTTGAGCTTTCTTGTGCTCTGAATCAGTTTGAGCGTTCATTTTTTCTAGTTCAAATTTTGCCAAATCAAGTTGACGCTTTTCCCTAGCTAACTTTTGCTCTAAATTAAGTTTTCTATTTTCCTTAATTTCTTGCTGCTTAGCTTCAATCATTTTCATAGCAGGGTTTTCTTTACCTAATGAACCTAAGCCTACGGCCATAGCAATTCTAAGTCTATCACCCCACGTGTCTCCATATGGGTTTTTAGCTTGTTCAGCTTTAAGTGCAGCATCCTCTGCATCTTCCAGAGCTTGCATTCTGCCCTTAATTTCATTTTCTTTTTCCATTGCTGCATTAATTTGTCTGTCTTGCTCTTTTACTACAGCAACTTGCTGAGCAGCAGCTTTACGAATTGGCGCAGCTTCTTGCTCAACTTCTTCGACAGAAGGTAATTGTGACTGTACTAAATCCTCATCAGTAGCAGGCATTTTTTCTCTAGGTATTCCATATTGCTCAGCAGTAGGCACTGGCATAGTTTGAAGCCCTTGTGCAGCAGCTCTTTGATTGTGATTATTAATTTTTTCTAAATCTTGAGCGTATTTTGCTTTTTTTCTATTTATTTCAGAGTCAATTGCAGCCTGTTTTTCCATTTCTTGCTCTTCAACAATAGATGAAAGGCGTGCAGCTTCGTCAACGTCTCCAGTTTGAGCAGCTAAATTAGCACGTTCCCTTGTGCCTTCTGGTGTAAACGGTTGCAAGTAAGCAGGGTTTGCAAGGTCAGGTAGCGCAATTTGAGGTTGTTCTTGCTCACGCATTACAGACATGTTATTGTCTGCCTGCTGAATAAGGGCCGCAGCATCTTGGGGTTGCACCATTTGAGATTGCACTCTTTGGTACGTTTCAGGTTTAATTAATCCTTGCTGAGCAAGCGCATCAAAAGACTGAGCATTTATACTTTTTAAAATATCGTTTGCCATAATTATTATCCTATTAGTCTACCAGAAGTGTACATAGACATTTGTTTTAAAAATTCTTTGTTGTCATCGTCTTTTAGTGCTTTTTGCCCTAATTCTCCGATGTTTTTTAATTGTAACTGACCAGTAGGGGCCACTGCAACACCTGACAAATTATCTGAAACCATACTAGACCCAGCACCGTTCATAGCTCCAGCCATTTTTCCGGCCATAGCAGAACCAAGTGCATTCATGCCAGCGTTGTCTTTTTGTTTAATCTCAATTGGACCTGCTAAAGGCTGAGATGCAATTTGTCGTACTTTCTGCTTTTGAGCTTCAGCAAATTGAGCCATTTTTTCAAAAGTTTCTGGTTTTACAGCAGAGCCTATAGCATCTTTATTAGCTAATAATTTTTTTACCCAGTCGTCCATTAATTTCCTCTTCTCATTTCAAATAACAATTTATTGTCTATCGCTGCTTTTTCTACAGCAGGTTCTATAGCTTCAACTGCTTGCGCTGTAGGTGTCCTATTATCTAATGCAATTTGCTTCATAGTTGCAGCGTCAGCAGCACTTGTATTATCTGCAGAACCCAATATACCTGAATTTTCCATTCTTCTAGGAGGTTTACCAGGTTCAATTATAACCATATTTTGCTTAGGAGCATCTTTAGCAATATTTTTTACACTACCTATTTTTTCTTCTGGAGCTTTTACTGTAACTTTACCATAGTTTGGTTTTTCAGGCACACGTTCTAGCATACCGTGCTTTGTACCTTGAAACTTTTCAGGCATAATTTGAGCAACATTTGATGGAGTTTGTGCGTCCATAGACATATCAAGTCTTTTAGCTACATCATCACTTAAATTTATTTTACCTTCTGCTACAGCTTTTTTAAGTTGCATTAGTTTTTCTAAAGTTGCAGGTGGTAAATGTTTAGCGGTAGTCTCAGCTACCATACCCAGGCCCTTACCTATTTTTCCCACTGGAACTAAATTTGTAGGGTCTGCAAAAACCTCTAATCCTGCAACACCTAATGCTTTAGCAATGTTTACAGCAGTGCTGTCTGGAAGGCCCGAAGCTTCAGCTAATTTTTCAACAATAGCTTGCGCACTAGCTTCACTACTTTCTTTATTACCCTTAGCTTTTAAAATCTCAGCTAACTTATTCATAGTATACCGCTGTGGGGCAGAAACTAATTTAGAAGCTTTTGAAAGCATTCCATCTTCTTTTTTAGCAATATTAATAATTTCAGAAGCTTTATCTAATTTAGACATTACGCTTTCTTCTTACCTTTTTCTAAAGAGTTAAGTCGCTCGTTCAATCTAGCCTGCGCAGACATTACAGCACTAAACGCACTTTGCATGTCGATGGCTTTACCAGCACCAGTTTCTTTTACTAAAGATTTCCCGATTTCCGATTTTTCTAAATCCTGCGCCATTACCCCTGCTTTTTTACCTGAAGAAGTATTTGGTGTGCCTTCCTTGTATTCAAAACTATAACTTTTCATAGCATCGAGAAACTTATCAATTTTTTTGCTATCGGGTTTTACATCTTTTTTTACATTTTTATCTGACATTAGTAATGCAGAACCAGCAGAACCAGCCATACCCATAAGAGCCTGACCCCTAGAAGCTCTGTTAGCAGAACTTTGCATAGCTGCTTGTTGTCCAGCATTAAATTGAGCTGTTTCAGCTTGTTGCATTTCTCTTTTTGCAGCAGTATCAGCAGTGAAGGCAGCGTTAGCTAAATTCAATGCACCTTCATCTTCATTCTGACGCAAACCAATAAGGTCCTGCTGAGCCTGTCTTTGTTCTAGTATTTTAGCACTAGCAGAGTCTTGAGCAACTTGTCTATTTCCCATTGTCATTGCTGTAGCTAAGTTACGACCTTGAGCAGCCCCTGAAGCACCGCGCCCTGAGCTTTGTGCAGCCATAAGTTGCGCCAAATTTCTATCTTGTGTTGCTTTTAATTGTGCTTGTGCTAAACTTGGACCTTTTCCAGAAGCAGTGGCAGCTAAATTTTGAGCTATATTTGCAGAATTGAAAGCTTGCCCAGTAGATGCTTGTCTAGCAGTTTGAGCGGCGAGCATAGGATTTATAGTGCTCTGAAGTCTTTTAGCTTCCTCGTCTATCATAAAAGGGGCTTTATTAATATTAGCTGCAGTGGCCCCAGCATTTCCGCCCACAACTCCTTTTACTAAGCCAGTAACTTTTTTTACAGCTTTACTCATTTTTTATATTTCCTTTTTGTACCAAATTAGGTCTTGCGTGGCCGAATGTATTTTAAACCCGTAACCTAACAAAACTAAGTTTCTATAATGTGAATTTTGTAAAGAAGGGACAACGGAGCCATATAAGCACTTATATCCTTCTTTTTTAGCTTTATCTGCAACTAAGTCAGCGTAGTAAGATGCAGTTTTTTCTTTTCGGTGCTCAGGTAGCACATAAATATCTTCAATGTATATCCCGTCTTCCATAATTCCGTATGTAATGAACCCTTTATCGTCCTCATACATTTCAAAATTCTTCAATTCTTTTATATACATCGCGTATTTTGACTGCATATAATAGTAGAATTGTTATACGGGCCTTATTTAGCCCCATACTTATTAGTAGCTGGAAGATTAAACTCAGTGTCCTTGATTCCAACTCTAAATGTAATAGAGCTTAGGCTCAACCCCTCGCCTACTTCGTCTTGAGCATCCTCAATAACTAACTTTATAGCCTGGCATTTCTGTCTTGCTAAATCTATTCGCATTTGATACAGGTTTTGGTCTATATTACCACCATATGGCAACGTTGTGGGAGCACCATAAGGGCTATATCCACCATAAGGAGTACTGTCTATAAAGTCAGCAACATCTACTACTACTTCGTCAGTGAATGCCTCTACGAAATTATAGGCAACCTTAACACGTAATTTGTGCTGAGATTTGTATGTACCAAGTAGCAATGCATGGTAAATTCTTTGAAAACCCTGTACGTCAGTTAAGTATAACCAGCCTGTCTCAATACGAAATTTAATAGGGCTTGAATTATCAGCAAATGAAGTTCTATTTTCTTTATAAAGCTCGCCATCTTTTCTTAGGTAATAATAATCATTTTCAATTACTACAGAGGACACCCCAGCATGGTTTTGGAATGTTGCCCAACGGTTCAAATTATAGTTATACACAAGTGCAATACTATCATTAGTTATAAACCTAATTTGGTTTAATTCTCCCACAACTTGAGCACTAGTAACAGTTAGATTATTGTACAGTTCTACTTTATCACCTAGGTAATTGAAAGCTAGTCCCTTAGTTAATAACCAAATACCTTTTCTGCTTTTAAACATAAGGCCTAATGGAGTCAGCACAACTGAATTTACGTCGAGGCACCCAATATCGGAAGCAAGAATCTCTGGCTTTGTGAAATCGTTATCCTGCAACGCATTTGTAGGGCCGTCGCCTGAAATGTACAATGTAGCGTCAACTTGGAAAGCAACAAACTTTTCGTCCATAGATGCAATTTGAGAAATTTCACCACCGATAGGGTCAAAATTTACAGGTATAAGGTCTGTGAACTCTACAGGTTTTCCCTCTTCTACTTGCTTTGAAAAATACACTGTATTTGCTTGCTCACCAACAACTGCCAAACGGTTTTTGAAAACTGTAATAAGGTTCGAAGCAGGCGCAGGAATATTTTCAATTACACCCCCAGTAGTGTATAGAAGCTCTTTACTAATTAAAGCAGCATCTGACAACGTATCTTCTATTGTAATAGTATCAACTGTAGTGTCATTGAACACCGGACTTAAATTGCTTGTAACTTTATAAAAATTTGTACCAGCGTCTTCTGTTCTATATAAATCAATAACAACATTTTGTTTTTCAGTTATACGGAGTGTTGGAACTACTATTTCTTGAGTCTGTGTAGGTGTGCCTCCTGTTAAAAGCACTTCTAATGCAACTTGAGTAGGAGCACTTTGATAATCTTTACCGTTGTTGTCCACCCAGCGATATACAGCTACGTACGCATAATCACCGTCGGATATAGCTCCACCTGTAGTAGCAGTAGCACCAGCTTCTATATCTTCAGGAAATACGTGAAAACCGTGCTCCACAACTACATTACCGTCGTACATTTTAAGCACTCCAGAACAAATATGTAAAGTGTCTGCTAAAAATGCATTTTGATATATTGTAGTAGGATTAAAATTAATGGTAGTGCTGTTTACCCCAAGTAAAGAATAAAAAGAATCGTTATTACTTATCACCCTGCTTTTTATTGCATTTGGAATAATAAAATTATTTGTATCTATAGCAGAAACCTTAGGAAGTACTCCAGAAGCAATAACACCAGATGCGTTCTGATTATTAAATTTTGTAACTATTTTGCCGTTTAAATCTATTATAAAGTATGTAGGTTGTAAGGCAGAGTCGTGCACAACTGGTAGAAATGTCTCGCTGTTCCATGTAAAAGGTTTTGCAGAAATACCAACGCTTCTAATAAGGTTAGAGGTGCCCGACACTACTCCAGCAACTGTTAAATTTGCTTTACCAATATAGTGATTGTATGTTTCTGCTGCACTAACTTCCCAAAATATAGTGTAAGAAGACATAGTTGGGCTTTGAGCTATTCCAATATTTACAACATCTGCTACTGCAGCTACTTGAGTAGGAACTAAAATAGAACCAGCAAACGTGGAAGCATATATTGTGCAAGTTATGTCCGTGCCGTTTGACCATGCCACTACTACTCTAGATTGCTCATCTAAAGTAATGTTTAATGCGTCAGAAGCTACTTCTCCTGCAAACACAATAGTACTAGAAACGTTATCATCTGCGTCAATTTTAAATATAGAAGCTTCAGCAGCATTGTAAGCAACAAAAACAGCACTAGCGCTGCCAGCAGCGTCAATTAAAGGGTCTGTAGCACTCAAATCAGACTTCGCTGTAGTAGCTGCACTTAGTACGTTTGGAGCTGCTAATTCTAATTTTTTGAATTTTAAGTCTGTACCTTCTCCATATACAAAATATATAGAATTTGAAATATTAGATACTATAGGTCTAAAACCTGAAGCAGAAAGTAAAGCATCGGAAACAACAAAATTTTTATTTTGAATGTCAAGAATACTGTATTTAAGTCCACCAGAACTGTCTTCCCAAGCATATATTTCAAAGTTATTTACAAGAAGTCCAGACAAATTTGTTTGACTGTTTGCATTTTTAATAATAGTTTTTGATGTAATTTTTGAAGGATACAGTGTACCTTTGTTTGTGAATTTTTGTAAACTCGGAGAATAAGCAAGTAGTGCACTGTTTGTAAGCAGCACTAACTCTTTCTTGTATTTAGTTGTTATTTTTGCATCGGAAATAGATGTACCGTCAAGTAGTTGCAGCCCAACACTATCGTATCCATTTCTCTTTTTTAAAAGCTTTAACGTTTCATATACAACGTTTTCTGCCTTTCTCATGAATCCAGGCTCTTCTTGCTTAGGGTCTATTTTTGTGTTTAGGCCTTGGTCAATCGGAAGCGCAACAATACTTTTAGCTAAAGCCATAAAACTCCTAAATTATAGAACAAACCATGAAGCAACACCGTCAGAAATAACATAAGCAGCTTCTTTAGGAGAACTTATAATGTAGTTCACCTCACTGTCTATAGTGTCTGAACCAGAAGGCGTAATTGTAATGTTGTTTGAATCTGCTGAACCTGTTTTATCTTTAATAACATATAGTCGCCCAGCAACTACCGAAGAGGCTAGTGGCAACGTAACTTCTCTAGCCGCTGTAGTGTCTGTAGAAATAAATACGAACGTATCTGCTGGAGCAATAGACAAGTCACTTGTAATAGTTGTAAAGCCAAAACTTTGAGCAGAAGCAGGAGTAGAAACTAAAGAGCCACCGCTAGTTAATTGAATTGCAATACCAGCAGAGTTTGTATAGTAAAGGTCCCCAGAAACTGCATAAACAGACTGAGAGTTCAGCACTCCAGACTGTGTAGCACTAAGATTTTGCAACTTCAATGTCTTTACATTTATAGCAGAAAAGTTATTAAAAGTAAGGTCAGCGTTAATGTTTAAACCTGCTGTTTTTACCTTCACACCTTTTCCTGAGCTATGGTCGTGCTCGTCAATAGCATCAAATGCATTATTAACTTCCTGAGCCCATTCAGGCGATAAAGTAACAAGCACTTCTGGCAAATCTAAATTCATAAAAGGTGTAATAGCCATAAAATTCCTAAAAGCACCAAATGTCTACAACAACATCAGCACTGCAATTTAAAATTAAAGTTAAGTTCTTTAGCTTATTGGAATCTTGTGAATCCCAGATTATACTATTCGCTCTTTTACGTACTATAATGTAACCTTGAAGGTCTCTTCCTAATTTGTGAGAAACTTCGTTAGCACCAGTAGTTAGTGCAATATTTTTTAGTAAATTTCCATTTAATATTGCTTTATTTCCAATTTCTTCAAACACCGAACTAACATTTTCTTGGAACTTTGACACCGTTTCGTCTTCAATTCCAATTTTCTTGAAAGCCTTCATTATTTAATCCACCAGTAGTCATTTTCAACACTAACGTCTGAAACTGTACTAGGTTTTGAAGCGTCTCTATTCGCTGCTTTATCTTGTATTCTTTTTCTTAAATCTGCCTTTTGTGCCATGAGCACGCTTACGTCAGATTCTTCTTTTTGCATGCATTTGATTGCTGCATCAGTAATAACATACTCTGAGTATGCATTAAGGTCATCGAGAGTGTCACTATCTGCAACTAGTTTTGTAGCAACGGGTCTATACCAAATTTGCACATTAGTACTGCCATCTGGAATTGGGCTAAACATAATTTTGTTGCCTAGTAATCTGTAACGAATAGATGGCAACCCCAACACACTCCACGTCCCAACATTTTGAAACCTGTTTCGTTCGTTAAAGTTGAACTTATCTACTGTGCTCCACTCATTGCCGTTTAAATTTACATCAACACCTTTTAGGTCGTAAAAGTCTGCTGGCAACGCATACTGAGTTTGATTAGCAACGGTAGAAAATTGGTAAGGGTCTGCAACGCCATACTCAGAACCATACGCTTCTAAAAGCAGGTCCCAAAGTTCAGCAATTGAATTATTAATATAAGTAGTAAGTTCTGGGTCAGTAATAAAAGCAGACTTTTCTTGGTCGGCTCTTTGTCTAACCTGAGTTCTTAGTTCTAAAAGTGTAATAGACATTTTAACCTTTGGAGAAATGTGAGGGCGCTGCTCTATTGGTTAGTCGCAGCACCCACACAAAATTTAATCTTCGATTTCACTTTCTTCGTATTCGTCCATGCACATAGAAACAAATGACTGCAAAGCATCTTTCATGCCTCTCAAATCTTTTTTCTCTAGAGACATGACAAACTCGTCCATAGCTACATCTTTAGCATCTGGGTCTGCAATTTCCGCTCCGTCTTGTTTTGGTGCTTCAACTGTTTTCTCAGGTTGCTTTTTCAACTTAGATATAATCATGGTTGCAATGTTTTTCTTATCGTCTCTCATAAACATGGTGTTATCCTTATCTGCTTAAAGTGCTACGTCTTAGGCAAATTTTCACAAGCAAACGAGTACCTGAAGCAGCGTTAACAGCAGCTAAAGCTTCGTCGTACAATTGGATTTTAAAAGTTTTATCAGCTTTGAAATCTGTTTGAAGTGAAGCAGGAGCTTCCAAAATTTCTACAGTAGCAATTCCAGATGCAGAAGCAGCGAGTACAGGCATAACTTCAACAAACAAAACTTTGTTATATTTATCAGAAACAGCAATTGAATACTGACCAGCAGTAGATTCTTTCACAACTGAAGCAATACCAAGACCGCTTGAACTTGAAACAGCGCCTGAAGCACCGATGTTAATTTCTGCGAACAACTGTACAATATCAGCTTCGCAACTATAGTTTCTATTTTTATACATTCTAGACATAAAGTCCCCTTTTTCGGTCTCATAAACCGCGTTAAGGGGCTTATAAGAGCTTAGGTATCGTTATTGACACCTTTTTTATTTTTTAATTGATGTTCGCTTAGCCGCTGAATCTTTTCCATAAAGTCTTCAACATTCATATTACTCTTAGCTACATTACAGAAAGTACAGCAAGTAACTAAATTCTTTTTTGCATACCCTTTATTAGGGTCTAACCTATCAAGCCCATTATATTGAATCCACCCAGCATCATATCTTTCCTGTTTTACAGGATAAGCGTCTCTGGTAAAATTCACTCTTCTCTCTGGACTTATTCCACAATAAAAGCAATTTTGAAAAATCATTTTCTTAAAAAGCTCTAAATTAACTTTAAAAGAGAATCCTCTTTTCTTCGCTCCTACTTTATATTTAGTATATAACCTACTAATAGTATGATTGACTGGGTCTCTAGTAGCTTTACTTTTTCCAATATTACCTATTGTACTTTTTAATATTCCACATTCAATGCAACTTGTGGATTTACCACTCATTAAATTATAGGCTCTTACTATCGAAGTTTTACCGCATTCACATTTACATTTAAAAAAGATAATCTTATTTTCGTCCGTATGAGAATGTTCTTCAACAATCCATCTTCCTATCTTTTTACCTAATAGCTTAAAATACTTACTCATAATTTGCCTCCCTATAATTCATTATATTATAGAGAGGACTTTTTTTCAAGGATTATTACACATAATAATTACTACACGAAAAATCGCGTAAGTTATTGTTATGCTAAAGCAATACGGCAATTATACCCTGGGGCGACGCACCCAATCTGGGCATAATAATGGATTCTCAATTGAACACCATCAGCAGCACTTTGTCTTAACAACTTTGTACCATCAGTATCAAATACAGTTGGGCATGGGCCTAAGCTGTAAAGTTTCCAAGTATCAAGTTGTAGAAGGTAAGCGATGTCGTTAGGGCAGTTTTGGTCTGGCATTACTTTTACAGGGCCTTTTGGTCCGTGAACCATTACACCTTTAAAGCTTACAAATGCGTCACCAGTTTTCACTGCTTCGTCAATGTAATTTACTTTAGAACCTAAGCTGTCTACTAGCTCATTCCATCTGTTGTAGTTTAAGAACAAGTGAGTTGGTCTTCCACCTTCTCTTGCAACTCTGTTAATTGCACCAGAAATAGCTTGTTCGATTGGTTGCGCAGAGCCATCATAACGAATTCCACCAAGTCTTGTTGCATCTGCAGTTCTAACAACTGAGAAGAAAGGAGTTGCTGAAACAGTTGCAGGCAACCAAGCAGCTAAACCTTTAATTTTTGCATCATAGTCACCTTGTTGGATGATATAATCGTTAGCAGCAATACCAGTACCACCGTCGATTGCTGTAGCAGCATCAATAGTAAGAACACCAGTGTCTCTGTTAACACCTGTTACAGTAACTGTACCAGATTTTACAGCACCACCACCATCAGCAGTAGAGAAAGTAAGTTCCATTCCAAGTTCAAAGTTTGTAACGTCTTCAACTTGCTTCAAAGTGACTGAAGTACCAGTTGTAGAGCTTAAGCTTTGTCCAATAGAACCAGAACCGCTTCTGTACATAGCGATTGCAAGTGAACGTTTAATTGAGTTGATTGCTCCGTCCATTTCAGTTGTGAATGCAGATGCAAATGCAGCAGCATTACCTTCTGAAGCTTTTAGAGTTTCGTTATCAATTGAAGCAATAGAGTGGTCTTTTGCTCTTGTTAATACGAAATCTTCAACTCTTGAGCTAGTGTCTTGAGCAATAGCAGTTGAGAAAGTAGCAGAACGGTTTTGCGGGTTACCATAAATTAAAGCGATTGGTAAGTTTTTACCGTTAAAGCTTTCCATTTTTGGCATAAGCGCGAGTAGTGGGTTATCTTGATATACAAGGTTTTTAACTCTGTTCTCAGAGTAGTTTACCTTTAAAAACGATTCAAACGACGTCATATCTAATGACATAAAAGTCTCCTAAGTAATGTGGATTGTAACTCTCCATCATTGTAAAGTTTAATAATAATAATTGTTTAGGCTGGTATTACTCTTTGTTCCAGCGTAAAAGCTTTAAGCTTTCTGCTAGTAACTCATCTCGCGTTTGATAGCGACTTTCTTCACCTGGAACCGCTTGCGATTGCGTATTGCTCAAGGTAATAGACGCTTGTTTATCGTTCTTTTGCTCTAATTTAGCCGGGCTTGCACCAACTAGCTTTTGAATTTTGCTTAACCCTACGTACTTTTTCGCTTCACTGAGTAAATGCTCTTCGACTTGTGCCGCAGCTTCCTCAATTTTTAAAAACTCACCAAGGCCTGTTTCTGGGTCCTTAGTGTTTTCCCAATGCTCAGTTATGACTTCGTAAACCAGTTCCTGTGCATCATTTGTATTTATAAGTTCAAACTCTTCTTTTCCGTGTAAACTATTTTTAATTGTATCTTTAAACTGCTGAATTTGTGCTTCAGCTTGTTTTGTTTCTTGCTCTTCTCGTTGCTTTTTTTCCGATTCTTCTTTTTCTTGCAACTTTCTTTCTAGAGCAGCGATTTTAGATTCCACACTACTTTGCAACTCTTCTTGCTGCATTTTTGCTTGCATGCTTTCTGGGAGTTTCCCGTCATTTAATGCAATGTTAATAATAGTGTCTAGGTCAAATCCTTGTTCTTTTAGGGTTCCGAATAAATCTTGCTTAAGTCTTTTTTCAAACGGAAGCTTTGGTGCTTCTTCAACTTTAGGGTTTAATCTTTCTTGCTCCATAGCCTGAATTTTAGCTTCACGTTCTGCAATTGCTTTTTCTCTAGCAGCTATTGCCTTGTCTCTTCTATTTAGTGCAGCAAACTTTGAGGCAAACTTATCATCTTGCGGTGCAAGTTTTTCTTCTACTTTTGGTGCTTCAGGTGCTTTTGCAACCTGCTCACCTGCTACTACTGTTTGCTCAACTACTGCTTCAGCGCCTGTAGCGCCTTGTGAATTTTCCATTATGTCCCCTTATTACTTAATGCGTTAAAAACGCGCCTATTCTATATAGGCTCTGTGTCGTATTTGTATAGTGAATTTGTTATGCAATAGGCATAGTTACGTCTGTAGGTATTTGACTGTCTACCAGTGCCTCTGGTTGTGCAAATTGACCAGGAGCAGGCAATTCAGAACCTGGAGGTGGCATAGAAGCGGCGTTTGCAGCATTCTGAGCTTCCATTTCTGCTTGCATTTGCTGCTTTTGCACTTCCATAGTTGCACGTTCCATGATTGCTTTAGCGTCCTCTATCCAACGTCTAAATAGTTCTAATCGCTCTTCAGGAGCACCTTTCGACCTAAACAGAAGATACGCTTGTTGCATTTTTACAATACCGTACTCAAGGTTTTGGTATGGTTCTGGAGTGTTATAGTCCCCGTCATCTATCATTTTTTCTATTGCACGTTCAATGTCTTCAATACCAGCGTTATTGTAGTTGTAGAAACCTTGTAAGTCAGGGAAATCTAGAAGTTTCATTGCATCTTCCTTAGACACAAACCCTGCTTGAATTAATTCTTGCACATCTTGCAAACGAGAAGCCGGGCTAGAAGATAAAGCGCTGGTAGGAAACATAGACATAACATATTGGTCTTCATCTAGTTCCACATCTTTCCATTTGATGGTCTGCAAAAAGCTCTTACCTTTTACTTTTAATTTGTAGCCGTCAGAAGCATTTTCAGATTCAGATGTTTTAATTTCTTCATCAATTTCTTTAGCTAAATCAATCATGATTCTAGTAGCATCCAAAAACACTTTTTCATAGCGTTGTGCTACAGACATAAAGCGTTCTGTTTCTAGGTCGTTGTATTCTCTTAGTGCTTTTCCTGAGTTTAATCCAGCAGGTTTAGCAGAAGTAGCAGACAACTGAGAAATACCAGCAATTTCATAAGCACGTTGGTAAAGTCTATCTAAATGTGAGAAAAGTTCTGGTGGAATACTTCCTAAAGCACTAGGAATAGGAGGTTGACCAGCGTACTTAATAATGCCGCCAATTTTATTGTCAATGTGCGAGTCTACAATTTTAGAACTTGCTTCAATAAATATTTTTGGAATACTTACTAAGTGCATACTTACTTGAATTGTTTTTAGAATTTTATTAATTTCAAGTTGTAGGCCCTGAAGCTGTTCACTTAGTCCTTGTCCAAAGAACCCTAATGGCCTTACTCCCCAACGGAAAAACACAAACGGGAAATAGTCTTTTTCATATGTTTCTTGGAACAAAGTTTCATTTTCAATGCTAATCGCGTGCTTACCGTCTTTTGCTTTTGGGCCAGACTTTAAGTGCCATGATTCTGTTACTAGTAGTAGGTTGTTGCTATTTTCGGATGCACTGAAATAAGTAGCCTTATTACTAGAAGCAACCATGATTGCAGACTTCTTATTTGGAAACATTTGAATCAGTATGTCTCTGTGAATAAACTTCTTTTGGTGCATTTGACGTGGGTCACCATAGAAAGACTCTTTATCATCAACTACAATTTCGTCAATAAACACACGCTCAACTTTAATTTCACTATTTTCTTTGAAAATCTTTAAGCACCCAGTACCAAAGATAGCAGAGTCCTGGAAAGCGATAACGGCCTTAGCATAAAAATCTGTAGCCTGGAATTGTCCTTCAGCAAATTGTGTTAATTTCTTTGCTCTAGTCTGCTGGCTCCAATCGCCGCCCTCAGTTAAGAAAGTAGGTTTAGGCTTGTTTTTGCCTATCTTAGACACCACAGTATCAATCATTGATTGCACAATATTAAGAGTTATGCGATTCTGAGTAGAAACTGAGTTTTCATTTTTAAGGTATTGGTATGAACGTAAGTTGTACAAGTCAAAGTTACCGTACATTTTCATAAATTTGAAGTTTTCCGCTTGCCTGTAGCTTTGGTCTGTATCCAAATGCTTAATATAAGCAAAAACAGACTCGTGAATTTTACTAGCAGATTGTGCCCACCAACGGTAAGGTATAGATTCAGACATTTATATTCCTACGGTCTTGCTGACCACATTAGAAGCTCTTCGTCGTCTTGCGATTCAGAGGTTGTAGTTTGAGATTCACTGTTAGGTTGTGTTTGGCTTTGTGTAATACTAGAGTAGGCTTCAGGTAGTAGAGCAACGTTACTCATTTCTGCTTCAACGTCCCCAACTTTAATTCTTGCTATTTTTTCGCTTTTTGCCCATAAAATAAAGGCTTTTAGCTCTTCAACTGTTTTAAACACCTGTAACTCCTGTAGAATAAAGTAAATTTGTTATGTTTAGGGCTTAATAGTCATCTGAGGTAATGAAATCTATGTCTGAAGGGTCTGCTTCGTTGCTATGGTCCCTATTTGCATCTTCCATTTTTTTGCATAGCATTTCTTCGATATGGTCTGACCAGTTATCGTCATTTAGCCCTGGTTTTTCTGCTTTTGTCTCCGCTAAGAAGTGGCGGCACTCTCTCCAGGCATAAAGCACAGCATCGTTAATGTCGGAGTGGTAAGCGTCTGAAATCTTTAGTTTCTGCTGAGACACTGTCTTCTGGCTTCTATCCCACTGCACAAGGTAGCAGTCTTCTTCGAACCTTGACCCTGGCTTTGCTTTAAATTTTTCAGTTCTGAGGTCATCGTTTAAAAGCTCGATAAACTCTAATTTTCTTGCCTTGTCTGCTGCCTCAACATACAGCGTATGCCTCTGAGTAATTTCCTCTTGAATTTTTTTACCTAGGGCTCCAGCGTCCATAACCATTTTTATAGGTTTATACTTATCTTGTAGTTTCTTAATTTGATTTACAAGGGATGTTATATCTTGACGGTCTTTTATAAGTTCCTCTACAAGATACACATTTTTAGTTAAATAGCTGTAACCTAGAACTGCAATGGCATCAGAGTCATTGTATCCTATATCTATACCAAAAATATACTCTAGTTTCTCGTTAGGGTTTGGCAATCCTACATTCTTATCTTTTGCAAACTTAAATACTAAAGCATCAGGGTCATAAACCCAGCGACCAAACGTTTCTCTAATGTAGCCTGGGTCCTCTTCACTGATACCTTTTACTGCACGTTCTTCTGCTAGTGTTGCCTCTAAGTCTCCCATGTGTGGGTTATCGAAGGCCGTCCAGTGATGCTGTTCCCATAGTTCAGAATGCACGTATTCGTAAAAAGCACCAGAAGGAATAGGGCCTGGAGTGCCTGTAATGCGAAGGTCCCCTCTCAAGTCTCTAAGTGCAGGCATAATAATGTCATTTACAAGATACTTTAGATACGGTCTAAAGCTCTGACCTTCATCTATAACGCATTTACGAACCTTTAAACCCCTATATAATTCACATTGAGTTTCGTCTTTTGCTCCACCAAGTCTAATGATACTGCCTGTTTTTATAAACTTCATTTCCATGCGCGTGTCATCGGTCTTAACTTGTATGTTGTGCTCTTCTACAATGCGTTTTAATTCAGGCCATAAAATTTGTCTAGCTGAGCGAGACGTAACCGTAATGTACAAACAAAGTACATTCATTTCTTTTTCACAGCATTCTATGAATTCTGCTGCTATACTAGTTGTTTTACCTGCTCTACGAGATGTGCAAGCAGTTTTAAACCTAGATTTAGATTCTATATACTTTAGTTGAGCAGGAAAGCAAAAAGAATTAAGAGAAAAGGACTTTGCAGTACCTGTTCGGCGCTGCAATTCCATGAATAGCTTTTCTTCTATAGTCTTTTTGTTTTTAGCCATTATTTACTAGCAGATGCTTTCGCTGCTTTTGGAGCTTCAGAAGCTTTCGATTCTGCCTTAGGTGCATCTTCATTATCCAACTTTAAGTAAGCAATGTTTGTATACGGCACAATAACTGTATCAAATTTTTGCACACCTTGAGCAGCGTTGTAAGGATGAATAATTTCTACCCCGATACCATCTACAAGTCTCATTTTATAACCTGCACGTCTTGGGTCATAAATATTTACATAATCCATTACCCCGATACTGCCTGAAAACCTTACTACTTGGTAAGTTTTAATTTCTTTTACTTTCATAATTACTCCTTTGTTTCAATTATTCTTAATGCGTTTGTAAATAATGGACATTTGCTATACTCAGCATCTAAGCTGAAAAACATTAGATTTATAGTTGAAATTTCTGTGCTTTTAATTAACTCATCAGTGCACTTAATAGAGATGATGCGGTCAGCAGCTTTTTGAGTAATTGTATTGGGTCCATAAATCCACAACTCATCTCTAGATTTTTCTTTATAATCCTTAAGCTCCATTCCCATTCTGTCAGCATTCTTTTGTTCCATGTCTGTAATGATAGACTTCCAAAATGCTAATTGTGATTCCACCTCACCATCATTAAACTGACCTTCAAAACCACCAGCAGCTCTATGAAACATGAGTACACCGTTTTCTAAAATTAAACGCTCTCCAGGTAAGTGCTCTACAATTGCAGAGCCCATAGATGCAGCAAAGATTGTAATTGTATGTAAATTTTTAATTGATTTTGCAAATTGAATAAAGCTTAGGCCGTCCTGCACATTTCCACCCGGAGTATCAAGTACTAGGTAAATTGGATAATCTTTTTTACCTCTAAGAGTGTCTAGTCTAGCTAACTCAAGCATAGCTGCAGTAGTAGAAACAGAATCCACTACACCTCTAAAATTAACTACATTTTCTTCTTTAAGTAGTACAGTACCGTCTTGATTTTTTGTAGAACTTCCGACTACGCTAACCGAAGAACTGAGTAACGCACAAAATAGCATAAAGCATATTAATAATTTATTCATTTTTTCCCTCTATTAGTTTCTGATTCTGCTCAAATAAAACTTTGTTTGCGTTCTGGTTATCAATTGCAATAATCATTTGCTGGATAAGCATGTTTATCAACTGATTTTTAGAATAAGTTTTAAAGGTTTTTCTTAAAATTTGAATATTGTCTTCAATATCCATATCTACTTGTTGTTGGTTGTCTGTTTTCATGGTGCTCCTTATATAATTTCATCTATAACGTTTAATTCTAGGCATTGTGCAGCACTTAAATACAATTCGTTTTTGCTGGCAGCTTTTCTCCAAAATTCTGAGTTTTTGTTGCTGAACTCTGCCATGTGCTTGTTCCAAAATTGCTCTTCTCTTCGCGCTTGCCTAATTTCTAATTCAAGTTCTGTTAATGTACCTTCAATTTCCAAAGAAGATTCATGATGCATAACCCAAGCGTACTTACTCATTTTTCGCTTTTTACCACACGCAAGCACTAGTAAAGCAGAACTACCAACGGTTCCAAAACCTTCAGTAGTAATGTGTGCAGGACTCGCTACAATGCGGCCGACAATAGCTAGTCCATCAGACATATTTCCACCGTCGCTATTAATGCGAATAGTGATATTATCATGACTACTGCTTTCCATTTCCGATAACTCTCTATCTACCATTGCAAAAGTTTCTTCGGAAATGTCTCCGTTTATAAGCACCACTCTAGGACTTTGGCTCATTTTTATCCTTTTCTTGCTCTCTGTAAACATCTGAAAATGCTAAGTAAGGGTTGTAAATCATGTTATATTTTTGCACTACTTTGATGCAATTTTTAGTAAAATGAGTATAAAACGAAGCTTTTGACGTATCTATTTTTGCTGCATCAAGTAGTACTTTTCCAATGCCCAGAAACCTAAACGTGTGTTTTACATATACAAAATGCACTACTTGTACACCAGTCACTTCTTCAGTTACTGCATACCCGATAATGTCTCCAGGGTTATTAGCATCACAAGCAACAAGAACGCTGCATGTTTTAAGTAACTTTTCTAGCACCTTATGATGGGAATTAAAGTAAATATTTTTAGCAATGTTCTTAGAAAACACAGAGTCTCTAAAACTCTTTAACCAAGAATTGAAAATAAAATTTACATCTTCTTCAGTGGCTGGGCGTATTCTTACTGCCGGAGCTTGTTGGGTCTTCGTCGTCATTTTCTTCTTCTCCTAGAAATTCTTTTTCATCTATAAGTTCCTGACTTGTGTCCCAGGAAGTTTGTATTTTAACTTTTAGTATAATGCTTGTAGAGTCTGTAGGTGTGCCGTACTCTTCGTGTTCAGCTTGCAAATCGTGCAGCGATAAACTAATTTCGTGAGCAGATTCTTCACCTTGCAAAACTGCTTTTGAAATCATAAAGTGAAGCACACTATGAGCCTTAGCTCCCATGTTATTTTTGCTCATTTTTATCTTCTCTTGGCAGGTAATTTAGAGCATCGTTAAGAGAATTAATTTTTTCCCTACAAGTTTGAATAGCCTCGTCAAGTTTTTCTCTAGAGTAAATCAAACGCCCATACTCACATAGCAGCTTATCTGCTTGGTCTTTTACCGCTTTTTGCATATTTTTCATGTTCCAGTGCCTCCGCTTGTAAGTTTTTTCACAAGTTCAATAAGTTCTGCGTCAGATTTATTTGCTAAATTAAGAGATTCAAGCGCTTCACGCTCTTCTTTTTGAGTTTTTACTAAAGTTTCGATGTAGCCTTGCACTACTCGAGCTTCTTGTAATGTTAAAAATTGATTTTTGTTGACTTTAGAGCTGTATCTTGCAATTTCAAGTGCTATAATATTTTTAGCATCTCGTAGTATGGTTTCTGTGGATACATCGAAAGTAACTGTGAGCGGTTTAGCTCTTTGAGAATCTGGAATTATTACTTTTGGACGTTTTTCTGACATACCATACCTTTTGCAATATATAGTATAGTAAAAGCGTTATGTGTATATTATTTAGACAGATATAGGTACAGTATTAAATACTTTTCAAACTTCCACATCTGGCCCCTGAACAAAATAATACCAGTTTCTTCATACGCATTATACGTCAGCTCTAGTTTGGCACACAAATGTCGTATTTCTTCTGATTGCTTCTCACAACTTGCATTTTTAAACTGCACTAGACTAAGCATTAGGGTCCCCTATGTTCGTAATTCCATAACCAAGGCGGCGCATGATGAAAGGAATAGTAGCGATGACCGCTAGACCCCAAATAGGAGACTGGAGCCCCTCTTTAAAAATAATTCCAATAATTATAGCCAATAAATAAGCGGTTATTAAATTTTTGATGTTCATATATTGCGCATCGCTTTTAGTAAAGGATTATCATTATAAATTAAGGACTTCATAATTGCTGGGGGATAATAAAGTTCAAGCATAAACTTAAATTTTTTAGGTCCATCTATGTTATTTTTAGCAATAAAATACCGAATATCAAGATTTTCAATATTCTTAGTGTATTTTAATCTATATTTTTTAAAATGATTAATTCGCCTAGATTTAAAGGCATTATAAGTATTAATTAATGACATTAGACTCCCCCCGACTATTTACTAAAGTAAACTTGTTAGGGCCCTTGTCCCTCTCTTTTTTTCTTTGTATTTCTGTTTGCACGTATTTCTCCTTGTTAAGTAGTAGTTATACAGAGGTTGTAAACTTAAGTCAAGTTTATTTTTCTGAAAGAATTTGCAGAAGTAATTCCATTCCAAGATGCCCTATACCAACCCATATTGCGAATACTAACATGTCCATACTACGCTTCTCCTGCAATTTCAAATCTTTGTATAGCATTAAATGAGTAAGTATGGGGCTCTACTCTTGCTTCTAAAGATTGCACGGTAAAGAAGTCGAAGAAGTTTTTGTCACTTAACGGCTCTACCTCAATAACTTTAAACAACTCTTCTGTATGTTTGTTAACCAAGATGGTACCAACTTTAATTCCTACTTTAGATTTTTTCACTTATAATCCCCCTTTAGCTCTAGTTTTAAAAGTTTGTAAATTTGATGCTACTCTTGTAACTATACGCGGTGCAGCAAAACTTGAACCTTGTCTGTACAACTTTTCTCCATTAGGTCCTGTTTTATACATCTTAACTGCCCATCCCGACTCTATATAATCTACAATTTTACCAGTATTAGACATTGTCCCATGGTATCCTACAACAATAGCCCTTTTATCGTAGCAGGCAGGGTACAGGTTGCACTTGGCATCTAAACTGCGTCCATTATTACCTGCTGCAATAACAAGAATCACACCTGCATCTAAAGCACGCTTTATAGCTAACTTCTCTGATGTAACATAATAATCAGTGCTTATACTTAAGTTAATTATGTCTGCTTTTAATGTTATAGCAGTGTTTATAGCTCGAGCTACAGAATCATTTGAAGAACCTAATTTTTTATCAAAGATTTTAAATGGAATTACACAGTACTTAGCTACTTTTGGCATGTAATGGTCTATAACATTAGCTACTTCAGTGCCATGACCGTCAAAATCTGTAGCGTCCTCTTCAGGCACTGTAGTATAAGACATGCCGTAGTCGCATATTGGAGCATTTGTTTGTGCCTTATTCACACCCGTATCAATAATTGCAATTCGGATGGGCCCTTCAGCTCTGGCAGGGCTACAACCGTACATAGCTACAATCCAAAATGTAAGTATGAAGCAGTATAATGCAAAGTTTTTGTAACTTAATTTCATGTTTAGGCACCCCCATGCCTTTGTAGGCTACAATTGCCTACCTATACTTATCGGATTTAGGCCCTAATACTTTAATTTTTATTGTAACCTATAGATAAGTTTATAAAACCATTTTTATCGTGGCCTCTATATGTATCTAATTGAGATTGAAGTTGGTCAATCTTAGCTTGCATAAGTTTAACCACAAGCTGATGCCCATTTCTAACTTTAAACTTTTTAAATAGTGCAGTTTTATGAAACTTTACAGTGCAAACGGCGATGCACAAAATATCAGAAATTTCTTTATTGCTTTTTCCTTCTAATATTAGTGCAATAATTCTCTGCTTACTTCTTTGCTCAAAGGCTTGAACTGGCTTTGTCTTACTCATTTTAAAGTCCCCCCGAACTTTTGCCCCACTTAAGGAGCTTAAAATTGGCCCATCCTTAGGCCCTTAAAACTTATGCTTCGATTCTCTTCTTAGCTATTTCTGTATACTCTTCATTCAACTCTATACCAATAAAATTGTAACCTAGATTCTTTGCTGCTACTCCAGTGCTTCCGCTTCCCATAAATGGGTCTAAAGTAGTGCCTCCGGCTGGAGTTACAAGGCGTATGAGGTACTCCATTAGCTTGATTGGTTTAACGGTTGGATGCACATTGCCCTCACCACGTTCACGCTTACTTGCTTTTGCTACATAGAAGAAACGAGATGCCCCGCCAGAGTCCCCTGCTCTATTAGCTGTTTCAAACTCACACCCAGATTTAAAATTTACTGTTTCAGTGTGTTTTCGCTTGTATGGCTTTAGGTCTCCGCTTTTTAAAACCCCACTCTGCTCATTAAGCATTTCAGCTGCAACTTCATCCAAAATTATATTTGCTGGCCAGCGACCTTCTACTGTCTTACCCTCGGCATCCTGATTGAATCCGCTTCCTGAATGCTCTGGCCTTCCCATTGATTTGCTGATTACTGTACTCGCAGGCGGGTTAAATCTTTTCTCAGTCCCAATCCTACTCTCATCAATATTGATTGCACCTGTTCCATACTTAAGAACATTTGCAGCTAATGTTAAACCTTTCTCTAAAGGCTTTCTTGCAACGCATATAGGTTCATTTGCTGGTTTTAAAGCTGAGCCCCAGCCTTTATTTTCATCTTTAAGGTTCATACTTTTTGGAAAGCCTGAACCGTACAACCACTGAATCTGGTCACGAATCTCAAAACCAGCGTCTTCAATATTAACAACTAAGCGGTGGTATGTGCGAGTGCCGCCGAAACAAAGAAGGTGGCCTCCAGGCTTCAACACTCTTAGTGCTTGTCTCCAAATGTCCACGCTAGGTACTTCATAATCCCATTTCTTGCCCATAAATGATAGGCCATATGGAGCATCAGTTACAATACTGTCTACACTATTAGCTTCTAGGTTAGCTAAAACTAAAAGACTATCACCTGTTAATAAATTTATTGTACTCATACTTCCCCCCGAAAGTTTATTATTTATAAAATTGGCCCATCCTTAGGCCCAAAACATACTAATTAATTGTACCATCACTGTTTAGTGTAAAGTGACAAGCTTGTGAGTCTGTAGTTACATACGACCCAGGACTAAGCACTGCTAGGAACTGCAAATTGCCTGAAGCAAAGTGTGCAATCACCTGACCGTTTGCTAAGCGAAGTAGCACCTCATCAAATTGTCCTGGAGCATCGCCACACGGGTCCAAAATTTCTGTTACAGTAAATGCAGTTGGTGGAGCATTTTGACCGTCTGCACCATTAGTCCCATTAAGTATTAAAGTACTTGTCCCATCTTGACACGTAATTACAGCGCCGTTAGAAGCTTGAGCAACTGAGCATGAGCTGCCGTCTTTACCATCACTGCCATTAAACCCTCTATCGCCCTTCTTAGCGCAAGCGCTTAATGCAAGAATGGATAAACTTAGTAACAATAAATTTTTCATATTTCTATCCTTTGTTTTTTGTGCCTTAATCGGCTACATTAATCTTATCGGGCTTATTCCCAGAAACTTTAACCTTATTTTAAAAATCATATCTATAATTAAGTGTAACTATATTAGGCTCATCGTCCTTAAACTTCCATTCTATGGTTGCATTTTTAGTTACCGGAACTCTAAACTTTTTAGCACCTAAACTTCCGTACGCCAAAACTGCAAATAAAGCGGCTTCCGGTTCATTTCGGTACATATACTTACCAACCTGCTTTGCATCCCTCTTTACCTGCACATTATGAGATAGGTAGGCTTTTGTAAGCTGGTTACATTCCACGTCATATAAGCAAAATGTCAATACAAGCATTTCTAACATAGGCCCCTGGTATAGAATACAAAAACATAGCACTAAATACAAGAAAATTCGGACACATGTACCTATTTGACACGCTTAAGTTGAACAGAAAAGCCGACCCCATGCCTCTGATAATCTGGCACTTTATATATACTTGATGGGTATAATTTATGCGAAGCCCAGAAGCGATACATAGTTTGTCCTACTTTAAATTCGTACCTAAAGCTCCAATATGGGCCCATAGTGCAGAAATACCAGAAAGGCACCTTACCATCCTTAGTTCCATCATTTCCATCTTCCAGTGCTGCTAAAGTTTCATACGGAATGTTATCTTTATCAGTTCCAAAGCTGGCCTTAAACTTTACTTTTTTAGGGTCCACGATTGGTGCAAAGAGGGGTACAAATCTTAAATTATTTGCAGGATTTCTATAGTACCAATACAATTGTCTAAACCATAAAGGGTGATTAGGAAACTCTGCTGAAGCACTTAAACCATCCTCTTCATTACCAAAAATCCAAAATAATTTCCATGTCCAGGCGCTTATTTTCTTAGGGTTGCCTTGACCGTCTTTAAAATATTTAGAATCTCTAATATGATAAGCTTTAAAAGAAATAGCTATAGGCACCAGCACAAATCCTAAAAAAGACAACACAGTCTTCACTATTAGCGTTGTAATTGATAGAGGTAAAAATAATAATATATTAAACATATTTCCAAGCCTTTCTTTTTATAATTTTATATAAAGTTGTTCTAACAATGCCAAATCTTTTACATAAAGACATGGTGCCCTCTTTTCCAAATAACTTACGTATTTCTTGGGTCAATTTCATCATGACCTAACATCGGACTTTTACATATTTCACACATAACTCTTCCAGCGCTTTGTAACCTGTTTGAATAATTGAATCTCATCCTACTTCTCCCTCGCCTCTAAATTTTTGCTTCAATTTTCCAACGTGAAAGCTAAAAGCAAGTGAGGCCATAAACTCTACTGATTCTGGCTTTAATGGCTTAACTAATTTCTCTACCGCTTTGAAATCGCAAGGAGGGTCAAGCTCTGAGCGTTCAAGCTTAGATAAGTTTCCGAAATCCATTTTCAAAAGCTCTCCACATTTTCTAAGCGTCAGTTCTTTTTCGATTCTAAAATGTTTAAGCCATCCTCCGAAAGAATAGTCTCTTGTAATGTCGCTCACACCTTCTCCTGTTCCAGCGCTGCGAGTGCAAGTTTGATTTCAAAATATGAATGAGAGTCAATTCTTACGCATCCTTTTATTTCACGAACGCTTGTATTTTTTAATGCCTCCACAAGCTTTGCGTATTTTTCTTGTAAGTCGAGCAGGGCTTGTATTTCTATGGTGTGGATTCCTATAAATAATCTTGTTTCGCCATGTGAAGCAACAAAATCTCTACCTCTCTTTTCTCCTTGAGAAATCCAAAATTCTTTATACTTCTGCTCGCTCATCTCTTGTCCCTCTTATATTGTTTGTATGCATAATAAAAACCAGGTGATTCAATAACTAGTGCAACAACAATGAGAATGCACCAAACCTTAAGCTCGCTCATGGATTAGGCTCCTGTTTAAGTTTCATAAATTTACCGCAATACTGGCATTTGTTATGTGGATTATGTCCATGAGTAGGACAGTCATCGTCTGGCTCTAGTGCCGAAATTGAGCAATAGCATCCTGACGGAAGTTCACATTTATCATTTGGATGTACTTTCTTTTTCACTTAACCACTCCACTCACAAGCGTCTCTACTTGCTCTATGGCTTGTCTGGCTCTAGTTCCGGCAGGATATTCAACAACAAAACATGGTACTACATCTGGTCCACCAGCATTTTCTCTGTCGCCGTAGTAAATATAAGAATGATGATTTTTTCTATCGCATCTTTGCCGTAGAGCGCGCCATGTATTATAAAGAGGGTGAGATTTAACTTTATTTGTTTTTTGTGTACTCATCAAATACCTCCATTGTTATCTTGCTTGGGCGGGGTTAGGTTTGGGTTCATAATTCTCCTAAATAAACTAATTCGTATTTTGATATGTGGTGTTCATCGCCAAATTTTAAATACTCTTTATGCAGGTCATAGTGGTCCCACTCAAAGCCAACAAAGCATTCATCAACAACTGTTTGAAAAACAATTATGTCAATACTCGGAATGTAGAATGCAAATTGTCTCACTTCTCTCTCCCAATTTTCCAAGCTTCGTACGCCTCGATAGCGTGTCTTGCCACTAAACAATCGCATCCGTGTAAATTATCATTCTTAAAGCCCTCTTCATGAGAACCATAGTGAGAGTTGCATGCTCTACAATACTTTGGGTAATATTTTAACGCCGAAACCAAAGCCTGCGCCTGTTCTTCTAGCTCGGTGAGTTTGGATGATTCAACAACTTCAATACCTTTAAACTTTCTCGTTTCATTTTCTTTCGCTACATAATCTAGGCCAAGAGTGTCGTTGAATTTTTCATCGTTAATATGGTATTTCATTCTGCCTCCTTCTTTTTAGGCTCAAAGTTTGAGATTGCGTCTATAATTCTCTGGGCTTCTTTTGGCATCATGGAAAAGTTGTTCTTTGTGTATTGAAGTATGATTAACACCTCAGCTACCGACGGAATTTTAGCGACATCACTTGGGCTTAGTAGGTGGAGGTTTTGTTTAAATAATGTAGTTAGCTTTTCTGCAGCATTGTTGTAATCCATACTTCCACAGCATCCACAGTTTATGTCCTCATCTACTAACATTTCATGAATCTTCTGCTCTAAAGTTTTGTTACTCATGATTCGTCCCATCCAGATTCAATTCTTTTAATAAGTTTTTCATTTTCAATATCTATTTTTGCTTTCTCTAAAGCTGAGTCTCTCGTCTTTGGTGGTTCTCTTAATTGCCAATTAACTGGCCCCCAAAGTAAGCGACCACTATCTTGTTCTTTTTTTAACTCTTTAGGACTAAACCACATTCCTTGATAATTAGAGTAAAACCATAATTTTTCTTTGTTGGCTTTTTCAAATAACGGCTCTAGTAATTTCTTAACTTCACTCATGATTGGGTCTCCTTCTTTTCCAAAGGTTGGGGTTTAAGATTTAATTTCTCTTTGATTCTTAGCTCTAAAAACTCTTCGTAAATTAAAGTCACCATTTGATAGTCAGTAATTGTATTTTCGTATCGGAACAGCAACCTTAGTAATTTTAATGGACTCATGATTGGGTTTTCATCTCGCATAAGCTTCTCCGTTAATCATACTTACTTGTTCTAAAGCATCAGGCCATAGTTTCAATAACTCTAGCTCTTCTTTTTCCATGTGGTGATAGCCTAAGTTCCGCATATCTCTTGGTCTAATTTCCATTCCAATACTTTTTAAGAATGCTAAAATTGGATGAATATACTTAGGATGAATTGCTCCGTTTCCTTTTCCTTTAATTTGCACAATCTCATTACTTCTTTTTTGCACCTCAAAAGTAGCGTGAGGCATATTATTTTTATCTCTGTAAGAATAGATATGAACATTTTCACTTGGAACATAACCGCCAACACAATGAGACATTAGAAAGCCTTCGCGTTTGCAGGCTTTAGGATTTATAAGTTTTACAATCTTTGTACCGTCCATAAAATCATGAATAGTTTCAGTGTCACAATCATCGTCCTCTAAATTCTTGCCTTTTTTCTGATTAGCCTTAGACCACTCAGCGGCTTTTCTTTTTGCATCAACAAAACTCATTTTGAGAAATCGTTTTGGTGCAGATTTAGAATTAAAATAATCAACAATGTGTTCTAGCTCTGAATCAGTAGCTTTCTTTAATTTAATTGCCTTAGCTCCAGTAGTGGTAAGCCAAGATATAGTTTCTTGATTAGAATTTAGTAAAACTGCATAACTTAATATTTCGCTCATGACTTCACCTCTGCGCCTGCATGAGTCCAAGTAGCAGGATTTTTATTGACGTCGCCGTAGCCGTAGCCGTAGCCGTAGCCGTAGCCGTTGCCGTAGCCGTAGCCGTTGCCGTAGCCGTAGCCGTTGCCGTCGCCGTCGCCGTCGCCGTCGCCGTAGCCGTAGCCGTTGCCGTAGCCGTAGCCGTCGCCGTAGCCGTTGCCGTAGCCGTAGCCGTTGCCGTCGCCGTTGCCGTAGCCGTAGCCGTTGCCGTCGCCGTCGCCGTCGCCGTCGCGAGGAATGCTTTTCAGCCTCCCTATAAAGATTAGCTTTTCCACGGCTCTTTTCTCCATGCTTTAAGTGCTTCGGGCGTCATTTCCAAAACCGCAGTAACTCCTTTAATAGTAGCCTTTGGAGCCGCAGGACTAATTCTACAATCTTTCGTTGGGCCGTGTGCCGCAAGACCTACAACGCCTCTAACATCTGCCGACCAATAAACAGCCATGCGAATTTCTTCTGCTTCCATTGTTTCAAGGGCCGCATCTTTGGGGTTTATGAATGCCATAAATACTCCACGCTTATCTTTATCCGTAGTGATAACTACAGGAATTTTATCTTTCATTTACTTTTCTCCTTTAATTATTTTCATCTCTATACTTCTAAAATCTCTAGTTTTTCTAAGTTTAAATCTCTAACTACTTGCAATTACTAAAATCAAGCTTCTGAGCAGGGCTTTGACCTTGTAATCTATCTATCGAAGCACCCAATGGGTTCTTATCAAAAACAAGGGACCTTTGCTTACACCGCTGCTCAAAAACTTGAAACGGTTAATCTATTTATATATAAATGGGGCTACATAGTGAAAAAGGCGTCCCTATACCATCACTGGCTCTCAGTATGAGCCCCCATTTATATACTACTTTATATTTATACTTATGTAAAGTTTTTTTGCTTAAACTGTACCATTTTGAGATTACCCCAGGCTACTGGATACAGCAGGCTGAATGCGAGCACTAGTCGGACGGGAGTTCGGAATCTAGGTCACCCATTTTGTGCCCAATATATGCTGCATATCACTGGCCACCTCTTCCAGGCTTTTTAGCTAAACGAAAAGCGAGGTCTAGCTGCTGCCTTAATCGGGTCTCTAATTCTCTTTTCTTGATTGCTTGAATTTCAGGCGAAGCCTGTGGCAGGACAAGGCCCAAAGGTTTTTTAATTGAAAAGAAGTTCCACATAAGTTACCTCACTTATAAACATATCTTACATTAAACTTATCGGATAGGCAAGCAGGAACTTTAGAGTTATTTGCATTTAAGGCCACTTTTTTTGCGACTTAGGCCCATGCTCGGTTAAGTAGAGGTCACGAAGCCGTCTCACGATTAATCCCCCCAGTCTTTTTGTGTGTCTAAGTAGCCGTCCATAAAGCTTTGAAAAGAGTCTAAGGCTAAGCTTGGGTTACTATTGCCTGGCTCAGCCACTCCACAAGGACAAGTCCATTTGCCTGTACGGAAACCTTTCTCGTTTACTGTATATTGCATTTCCATGTTACTGTTGCAACTACCGCATTGTAAGCTTGGGCCCATGTTAAAGCCCACACCCTACAGAGTGCAATAAACTGTACAACCCTAAGCACATTAAAAGCACAACAATAATATACAGAGTTACGCCGGGAGTTGTTTCTCCAGCTTGAGTTAATCTTTCCATGTTACTGCTCCCCCTAATTGCTCCACTAGGTATGCTACTGCACTCCTACCTTCTTCTAAGCTTATATAATCTTCATTGAAACTAATTTGATTGCCCATGATTGAAATAGTACGTAGGTCTTTAAAAGCACAAAAGATAGGATACGGAGTCTCTACCTCAGTACCTATATCTTGAATTGCTTTATACTTTTCAAATGCTGTTAGTGGTTTCTTATTCTTCTTAGAACTGGACATAAACTCCTCCATAAACTTCCTTCTCTGTATTCACTGAGGCACTTACACCTACCTGCATCTTAAATAGGTTAAGTAGGGGTGGGCTGTCTAAGCCTAAGCTGTAAACCTCACCTGCGCTAAACTGCTTACTTAAACTTAATCGCGTCCCTAATCTTCTGTTCTCTTGTATTTTAGTGCTTTCCGAACTAATGGTGCTTTTGTCTTTCTCTATAGTCTGCTCTTTAGTAGTGCCGTCAGCATATACAATCTTAGTTACAATTTTAACTGTATCCTTAGCTTCCTTATACTTCACTACTTCTTTCACAGTCTCTGGCTTGCTATAAAACCCTGCTCCGAAGCTTAGGCCTAGCAGAAGGATGCCGCCTATAATCTTTTGCTTAGTTTCTTTTTGCATGTTTAATATCCCTCACCCTCTACATAAGTAGTTTTATTATTCATACTTCGTCCTCCCACTCATTGATATCATAGCCGTATTCTCCTGTGCCTCTCATATAAGTATTTTCAGACACTCTTCTAGTTGGAGGTAGCATGCCATTAGTTTCTAAGGCTAGGAGTAGGTTGCTACTAAGTTCTTTAAGTGTTATAGTGTCACTTAATTGTATCCTAAGCTCTCTTTCTAATATGGATAGCATCTCACTACGTTTCATGCTTAAGCTCCTTCACTCTTGTCTGCACATTGCTTCATAGGTTCCTGTTCTACACAAGGTTCAATCTTTATAAGGTTCAGTGTACAGGCAGATGCTAAGGCCATAATCAATAACAGTGTAAGTATCACTAGCAGTGGCCTCAACATATCCCTAAATATTTCTTTAAGTAGTCTCATGCCTCACCCCCGACTGCATCCTCAGCAGCATTTAGCAGCTCCTGATATTCTAACCCTTCTGGGCTTTCTTTATTCCACTTTTTAGCTTCTTTTATAAACTTATTCACTACTGCGAAAACTACTATAGTACTGAAGCTTTTACTTTCGCTGTATGTCTTATTCCACAGCTTTATAATTTGTCTGTAACTTTTACCTTCAACGTATCTTTGGCAAATATAGCGATTCCTAATATCTGCTGCTTCTCCGTTATCTATATCTAGTATGCCGTAGCTTTGATTGTGTGTCAAGAAATTAGAAAGTAAATTATAGAAATGTAGCGTTTGACTAGACTGTAGTCTATACTGCTTCTTAACATAAGCTTCATTCTCACCGCCCTTGAACATGCCTATGTCTACTGCTCCTGTAGTTTTGCATGTATACTCAAGGTCATTGAATCCCTCGTCTTTAAGCTTTCCGTACCATTCATTTTGTAGTTTTGTAAATTCTTTTGTTTTTCTGTCTACAAGTTGGTTTTTACTTTGCCACGATTTAAGTTCCTTGTGCCCTTTTCTGCCGCCCATGATGTTTACCTTTGATGTACGTTGTGTCTCATATTGAGACTTATGTTTAACTTTTTCTTTACTTAAGCTCACTCTTAAGGTATTCTGAAGTGTGGCTTATAAATACAAGTGTACCACTACGGCACACCAGCAGCACCTATTATGTTACATAAACTGTACTTAAGTAGCATATTAAGTTTACCGCTGTACTTAGGTAGAGTACCTTAATCCGGTCCCTATCTTTGTTGCTTTCCTTTTTCCTCACCCATTACTATGTGTGTCTCCCTATCTTCGTTGCTTTCCGATTGTCCGATTACTATCGCACAAGTCCGTTGTGTCTCAATATGAGATTATGGGACACATAAGAATTTATTATAAAGTAACTGCTAAAGTTTCCTAAGCAGTATTCCGAATAGTATATATACATAAAAAGAACCACTGCGGGGAGGGGGAGGTGTGTTTATGGTGTTGCGTAAATGTTGCGGTTGTTACTTATGGGGTGCAGCTTAGGAAACATAAGCGGTATACTTCTTGATAGATGCAATTTTGGGTCCAATGGAGTACTTGAGAGGTGAGTGAGAAGCTGCCATAGCACGCTTAGGCATCCTCTGGTAAGAAAGAAAGCACTAAATTCAAGAGAAATTCGGATATAGGATTTGGGTCCCTTTAAGGCTACCTAGGCAATACCTTTGCGGCCATAGGGGGCATGGTTCTTATTAGGTAGCTGATGGGGTGTTCTCTAGGGAAATCAAGGGGTTAGACGGGTGTGTGGATTGATTTGGGGCAGTGAATGTACTTTTTTGGTACAAATTATGTAGCGGAATGGGACGATGGGTTATATTGGCTTTTAAGTGCTATATATTAGCTATCATAACCAATAGGAGTTAGTGAAATTGTTATGCTTCAGCCTAAGTTTGGCATGAAAAATAATGTGTATATTTTTAAATAGTACTAAAGTATTCTGTTACTAGACCGATAAGTTATATGTAAGTGAGGTAATTATGAGAACTAAAGAATTAAAAGTTAACGGAACTAAAGTGGAAGCAATCTTAATGGCTGGTGGACCTGGATTTAAAATATACAGCGCTAATTCTCATTTAGTTCTAGTGTTAGGTCGCAAGGTAAATATTATTGATGAAGATTCAATTGATTTCAAAACTGTAATGCATTATATTACTTTAAAATATCAATCTGAGTCAGATAGAGAAGATATAAAATCTGCATTTAAAACTTTATTAACTAAATTAGGAGAATAAATATGAGCACAACATTAAAAGAATTAAGAGCAAGTTATGGGTGTTATTGTGATACAAACATCAAATGTGAACGATGTTCTAAGTTGCCTGCTGCACCAATACTAGACTACGACCAAATAAAAGACATACAAGTAGATGGAATAAACTTTAGAGATGCTCCAGACTTCTGTGATGCATATATTTGTAGTGCTACATACAAAGGCAGAGACATGACAGACGAAGAGCTTGATGTATTAAATGAAGACAGTTCATTTGTATACGAATGTATTATTAATAAGATTTACTAGGAGATAAAAATGAGCTTAAAACAGGATTATAAGTTAAAAGTAAAATGGGAATCTGGTGAGAATGTTTGCATTAATGTTGATGGAAAATCACATTTTATTTATAAAGCAGGCATTAGAGATGAAACTAATCAAGTAGTATCTTGGTACTATCATGATTTATTTAAAAAGATTAAGTTTGTATATTATGATACTGCTACTAAACAATTTTGGTTACCAAGAGATAAGTTGTACAGCAAGAGGAAATTAAAAGCATTTTACAAGAATGGAAATATAGACAACAAAGCATTTTTCTTTAAAAGCTACTTTTTATCTTTAATTGGTATCGAAGTGCCTCAAGATGGTATGAGTGGGCTTTTACCACCTGGAGAGTCTTTGTTCTAAAGTTTAGGGACTTAAACCCGATAAGTATATATAAGTTACATAGG